TTAACTTGGAGTACCATATCCTTTTTCTATATTAATATCTCTCAATTTAACATATAGTTCAAATGGGGTTCCTTTGGTTGCTACCCATTCTGTCAAAATATTCACCAATTCATTCATATCATTTCGATACGACTGTCGGCTATCAGCACCACGTATACCATCTTTGTCTTTACGATGCCCACCTGTTAAAAATGTATTTGCCTCTTCATATATAATGCTTCGCATTTCTTTAAATTCTTCCCCCTTTGGCAAATGTTTTGAAAATAGAGGACGGATAACTTTATAATATAACTGATATTTTTCTTCTGGATTATCTATTGGGTCGATAGGTAAATCTTCTATTTCTTTTTTTAAAGATAACTCTCCATCAATATCGAACTCAAACGTCTGATTCTTTATTTCATCAGCTTTTGCTAATATTTCCATCTTTTCGCGTTCCCTTTGCTCATGAAGTTGCCTAAGTTTTTCTTCCTGGGTTACTTTTCTACTATCATCTTTTTTCATATCCGCTAAATATTATAAATTAATTCTTTAATTTCTTGTACACTCTCTATTAAGCTTTCCTTTTCAAAAGGATGAGTATTAAACAATTTTAATGCATCAGTCATGGCTGGTATATTTTTAGCTAGTGGACTGCTCCAAACCTTTGTAAATCCATTTTGAGAGGCTTCATACATATAAATAGCATATATTATAGAAGGATGCAACGACCATTCTTGCGCACATTTATTCACAATGGAAGGCGAATTTATATATGAAGAAACAAACTTTAAACGTTCCTTATTTAATAAGAAATCGCGAGCAAATTCATCAGGAGAAACTTCGTCTACTAAAAATAAATCAGAATTATTTTCTTCCGAAATATGATAACACCTTTCTGATATTTCTTTAAAATCATACAATACATGGTATAGTTCATGTAAAAGGACAAACCACAAAGTAGGATAACGATTATTTAAGTCGGATAAGACAATACAAGGTTTACCATTGCAAGAAAAAGTTGCACCTTTTATTTGCAAATTAGGTATATGAGGTTGATATATCACTGTTATACCTATTTTAAATAAAGCTCTAACTACTGCTAATAGTCCCCCTTTTATATCCCTAGTATATGGCTTTATTTTATAAATTAAGTCTGTTAAATATTCACGGCGATACTCATTCGGATTATTAATCAATTTGAATTGAACATACGCAGATTTTATCCAAAAGTTACGTATCAACTCATGAGAATCTCTTTTGGATCTACTAAAAGCTGGAAAAATACTATTCTCTGTATAATCATAAACTGTAGGAATGCCAAAAAAGGAAGTAATTCGTTTCTTGATATGCATTAGTGATTGATTAGCTATCAAATCTCCACTTTTGAAAAAACCTATTTTCTTGAGAAGAGCGATATCAAAATTTGCCACAATATATCCAGCTTCACGTGCTTTTTGTATTTCTCCTATTTGTTCAGAAGGCATCTTAGGCACGTATAACTTCATAATGTCACTAATTGATAAACCTAAAAAATGGGCCAATTTGATAACATTGATAATATCTATACGTTCTCCTGTATTATTCAATATTGCCAGTAATGATTTATGGCTGATATCCAATAAACGCTCAGCCTGGGTAGTAGTCATATTCAAATCATTGAGTTTGCTTTGAAATAATTCTTTTAGTGTCATTCCATTACATTCTATTAACCCATGACTAGTTGACTGAATTGCCACATCCAAAACTTTCCTTAATTCTATATCTATATTATCCATACAAAGGTAATTTTACCGCAAATATAGATACTATTTTGGAATATTCAATTAAAATCGAGGTAAAATTACCTTGATTTTAATTGAATATTCCAAAATAAATTCTACCATACAAATATGTTATAGGTTACACCGATACCAACGAATAAACCACCCGGATAGCCATAACCAGCCTGCAAACCAAATCCCCACCGCTTCTTCTTCGACTTGATGACGACCGGATGATAAATATCATTCGTCACCGTCTGATACACAGTCTTCGGATACACCACCATACTATCCAGCCGAGGGTCTACATATCCACTTACCACAGCCTGATACGAGCTGTCTCTATATACCACTTGCTTACGATGAAGCAAGGTATCACCTATCCGTGTCGTATCATCCGGCACGAAACGCCAGAACACAGCCATAGGTGCAGAGATAAGCATCGTATCTACCTTGACAACCGTCTTTATCTTCGTTTCTACACGAACTTCAGCCGGAGGCTGCTCATGCGGGCGAAGCCAAGCCGCCACACAAGCAACCGCCAGCAGCGCAACCAATATCCAAGGCAACCGTTTCATAACAGTTTCCATCCTTTCTCTACGTCCTCCATCACAGCCGGGATGCCGTTTTCTACCAACGAGATGGCAGCGGCAAAAGCGCACACCGTTGCCTTGTCCTCAATGTCCGGGATATAGGTGTTTGGCACCTCCATTTCACGGCATACTTTGCGGATATAAGCTCCGGTATCGTTTTCCTTATGCGGTGCCCATCGGGTTATAAAATCACTAATGGTTTTCATCCCGTGTTTCCACCGGTAGTTCTGCAACGTGCGCATCAACGCACGGTAGCCCCATTCAATGCTGACGAACTGGAAGAATTCTTTATCTTCCTGTCTCTCTCTCAATCCCTGCCATTTGTCCTTGCTCAGACGGATGTTGCCGGGATTGTTGTTTCTCAATCCTCTTGGTACACTCATTTCTTTTCCTCCTCTTCTAATCTTTAATTAATATCCGTTTTGCGGTTCTCTGTCACCGCATTTCTTTCTCTCACACCGTTTAAGCGCCAGTTCCAGTTTCAGGTCAGAATTAGTCTCCTTCAGTGTAAACAATTCATCCTGCACCTTACGGAGCCGGTCAGTCTGCTCCACAAACCGCTGTTCCTTCTCCGAAAGCTGCTTCTGCAGGAACTCGTTGTACTCCCGTAAAGCCTTGAACTCCTCAACATCCGCATGGGCATCCTCAATACGCGCATTGGTCTTGCGCGACATCCACCACTTAACAAGCTGCTTGATGCCCTCGATGCCACCGAGTGCGGTCACCAACATAATCCAATCATTCATTTCCATTTCTCCCGGTTTAACAATCGATACAAATTATAAGCACCCCCACATAAGCACAAGCAAACGCTGCCATCTCCGCCCAGAACAGCCATTTCCGGTATCTCAACATGATAACAACGGCTATCGGGAAAGCAACCGCAGGCAAGTACCACATACCGGAGAGACAAACCCAAAGAATTGTAGCTAATCCGGCTATTACTGTCCCTGCATAATGTACTTTGCTCTGAAATTCCTCCTTGAACAGCGGGGCTGTCCCGACGAACATCAGCCCACCGCAAGCAAGAAATGCCAAACATTGCAGGTTCTCCGATGAGCATTCAATCCACACCGGCATAAGCAGCATGGCAGGAACAATCATAGCTATCTGGAACAGCCATGCCGGACGATTCCGCTTCTTCAACTGATAGTAGGTATCAGACAAGCTCCAAGGCACTCCGCACACTCTCACCGCATACATTATGTACATAGTGAGCAAAAACAGCGACATAAAATATAAGTAAATCATAAGCCATCAATTTAAAGGTTGAACACTAATTTTTCAGGATAACCGGAAGTGTAATCATACGCTCCGACCTCCTCTTTCGTAGCAAGTCCCATAACCGCGGCCAGATGTTCCTGCGTGGCATTATAGCATTCCAGGGCATACAGTTCCAGTGCGGCCAGCATCTGCAAGGCAAGAGGAATGGGGATTACATACTTCACGGTATCATACCACAGCACGGTTGTCTCCTTGCCCGCAGCCTGCTCGATAGTGATTGAGTTTGCCAGTCCTACCCGCGTATCCTTGTCAAGCCACATCCGCTTGCCGCCAAACGTAAAGGAATTCACGACATCGGATCCATCGTAAACAGCAATTTCATTGACCTTCGCGCTCTTCACACCCTCCAAAGTCGGTTCATAGGGAGGGGTTAATTCACATTCGAGAATTTCCTTTGCAGACGCTGCCGGATGGGCTTCGTAAAATGCTTCCTGTTCCGCATTCAACGGTACCCAGGCTCCATCCAGGTAATCCTCATAGATTGTACCCACTTCATAGTTTTCGTCCAGTTCAAAATCAAGACGGACAACTTTCTCCTCGGAATAAATATGTATATATTGCATTGTTGTTAAAGTCTATTTTTATTCATTATGATAAACCGGTAATTCGCTCTAATACCTAATGATGTAAGCGGTGCCGTATTTATTTCAGTAAATGAGCCCAGATAATCCGAAGATTTGAACATACGATACGGAGAAGAACTTTCCTGTGCTATCGCATACTTTCCGTCAGACGACAGCCCCAAAGCAAAGCTATTGCCAATAACGGAATGCTTCAATGCCCAGGTTTTTCCGTAATCGGCGGATATACGTGCACCGGAATAAGAGTACCCTCCCTCTATAACCATATATTTCCCGTCATAGGATACAGCCAATGTACGGGCAGAGAAACTCGAATCGGTAATTTTAGTCCACGTCTTCCCATAATCCCCGGAATAATAGGCATAGTATGACTTTGATGAACTCTCCCTGTTGCAGCAACACAACATGTATTTGCCGTCACCGGAAATGGCAATCTTTGTGATAGGCCCCCTGAATATTTCACTGCTGAAAGTTTCTCCATAATCGGAAGATATAAACAGCTCATGGGTAGTATAATAGGGAGAATTTGACGCATATGCCACTACGTATCTGCCGGAATGGGACATTTCCACCCCCATGAGAGGCACGGTATTGTCTTTTAATCCATTGGAGACCCGCCATGTTTTCCCATAATCCCCGGAAAGCATCAAATCATATTTGTTATTGCTATTCTGACACACAATAGCGACCAGATTCCCCCTGCCGTTGCAGGCTATCGAGTACACGGAATAGCAATTATCAGGCTTGAAAGGTTCTGCCGTCTCCAGAAAATCCGTAGAACGCAATAATCCCACATTTGCCATATAGCACGAGCAATAGATATGCCTGCCGTCTCCGGACATGGCAATCCTCGTTCTATCGTTGCTGAAAAAGTATTCGTTTACATTAGGAAGGTCGGAAGGTTGTCTTCTGGTCCATGTCATTCCACAATCCTTGGAAATATCTATTAAGGCTCTACTGTCGGAGAATGCAATCACATACTGACCGTCCTTTATATTATTGCTTCGTCTTTTTAATACACTCATAAACCTTAGTCCCTTGTTTTTACGGATATTGAATAGGCGCCAGCGGCATAGCACCAGATACTAATCTCAAAGATATCTCCAGCGGAAACACTGATTGAAGTACCGGACATCGAAGTGAACGCGCCGGTATTGGGTATCGGCTGGGTGAATGCCGCCGATGCGACGCAGCGGATATACAAATCATTACCCACTGACATTCCGGAAGCAAGGCTGATGTTCGTGGCAGAGCCCAAACTTGCAGTGATACTTCTCTTGGAAATTGGCAGGGAGGCCAGTGTCGTGACCGTATTCACACCGGTAACTGTCGGGTCACCGACACCTTGCGGCCCTTGTGGTCCTTGCGCACCAGTCGCCCCTTTAGGTCCAGTAGCTCCGGTAGCACCCGTAGCGCCTTTTGCTCCGGTAGCACCCTTCAGGTTCTTGAAAGCAAAGGAAAAGGTTCTGGCCAATGCGGTACCACCGAGAGAAACGGTCACGGAGGGCGTACCGATGTTGGCGTCAACCGTAGCAGTAGCACCAGTAATACTGGCACTTGCACCTGCTGCACCCGTGGCACCGGTAGCGCCTTTTGCACCCGTATCACCTTTGTCTCCTTTATCGCCCTTTGGACCTTGTATTCCTTGTGCACCAGTGGCGCCTTTTGCACCAGCAGGACCGGTAGCACCAGTATCACCTTTTACTCCTTGCGGTCCTGTGGCGCCGGTATCACCTTTCATGCCCTGTGGACCTTGTACGCCTTGAGGACCTTGCGCTCCCGTATCCCCCTTCTCGCCTTTATCGCCCTTTGGACCTTGCAATTGTCCTTGACTTTGCCAATCACCGTTATACCAGGCATAATATGTATAAGGCAATGCAGTTCCAACGGAATAGAAACCAGTGATGTTTGACCCGTCAGGTACAGCAGTCTTTAAGGCATCAAGCGTATCGTAACGTCCAAGAAGGGTGAATGTATCTCCCGGCTTGCCTTTCACATAGATATCCGTCTTAACGTACTTTTTAGTGCCCTTATCCCATTGGTATACATAATGGTCTGCACCGATATAGGTAGGATGTTCTGCCGTATCAGTAGCACTCGCAGTGGCCGTTTCCGTATTTTTCTTGAGGGTAGCAAATTCAGTAACACGGGCAGTTTCCGCAGTGGCACGGTCGCTTTCAGCATTTACGCGTCCTGTCTCGGCTATCTGGCGGCTTGTCTCTGCACTTTTACGCGCATCCTCAGCTGTAATGCGGACAGTCTCGGAAGTAACACGCTTGTTTTCAGCCGTCACACGGGAACTTTCTGCTGTAACACGGTCTTTTTCGGCGTTGGCACGGCTCGCTTCGGCTTCCTGGCGTCCGGACTCGGCAGTACCCCGGGTAGTCTCGGCAGCTTTACGTCCGTCCTCGGCACTGACACGCTCGGATTCTGCATCTGCACGTCCGGATTCTGCTGTGATACGGGTAGTTTCGGAAGTCTGCCTTATAGTTTCAGCCCTGCCCCGCTCTGTCTCGGCTGTCTTCCGAGTACCTTCAGCCGCCACACGGTCTTTCTCCGAATTGATACGCGTGGATTCAGCCGATATGCGAGCACTTTCAGCAGAGGCACGCTTTGATTCCGCATCCTTACGCAGGTTTTCCGCAGAGACACGTCCCTCCTCGGCCTTACGTAGCTCTTCGGCAGCTTCCCTGGCGGGAGCGGACAACAGCTCTAGGGGAGCTTCGACGACCGACTCCTCCATACCGGAAAGGCGAAGTGCAGGCAGGCTCACAATGTCATCCAGAGAATTGACTATCTCCACATCGCCCACACCTTGGGAGCCGACAAGAAGGGCTTTCTTCACCTCCTCTACAAGCTGGTTGAACTGATTTGATTCCAATACCATAATTTTCAGAATTGATTTAAGATGGCTGGATGACGTTCAGTTGGTTAATTACCGCACGTTTCACGGCAGCTATGAGCCGCGAGTTCTTCACCACAAGTTCAAGAGCCTTGCAATACTGTTCCGGGATTTCCACCGCATCTTTCGAGTAGTAGATTTCCCGTGCCAGGTCTTCAAAGCCTATATCCAGAAGGATACTTCCGTTGTACATCATTTCATTGCCGACCGTTTCGGCTACGTCGAAGGTCTGCTTGGCGCCTTCGAATGAGGTCTGGGCCTCGATTTTCTTAAAGTTGATTTTCATACTTTCTATTTTAATTATTCTATATACTCATCCATGACAGATACCAATTCCCCAAAACCCGTTTTATCACATGCCATTCACGCCCGTTGATATTCGTCCTGGAAGAGTTCGCGAACGTACCGGAAGGAAAACTGATGGTATTCCCGTTCGGCATTATCCATATCTCATGCCCGTCAGAAGAGGACGGAAGGGATATAGTACAGTTGCCGTAAAAAAGCAGTGTGTGGTCGGTCGCCTTAATGCTGTACCTTGTAACCGAAGAGAGTATCACGTCAGTATTCCGGTATACACCTTGCGTCTTCAGCGGCCCGGCAATTTCCAGAGTCCCGGAGGACGGAGCATACATCTTCCCCACTATCACATCACCACCGAAATAGCTCTCGCCGGAAGATACGTGTATGGCCCTATTGCGCCCCGGAATGGTTGCAGAGATGGTTACCACCCCTTTGACTGTGCCCGCTTCCATAGTCTGGTAGGGCCTTATCAGGATGCTATTGGCTCCTCCGTCCGACGCTATCGCATGCAGATAGTAGCTCTTGCTGAGTTCGAATTGCGTAGTGCTATCTGTAAGGTCGGTCACGAACGCTCTCGAGTTGGTGGATATACCGTTACCATGCAGATACAGATAGTCACCTATCCGGCCGCTGGAGGCGTTTATCTTTCCGTTTACGGTGATGCCGTTCAATATGGCGTTGGCACCGGAAATATTTCCTTTCAACGTAAGATTATTGGCTGTGATATCGTTAAGCGTGGCATTGGCACCGGATATGGTACCTTTCAGGGTAAGGTTGTTCGCGGTGATATCGTTCAAGACAGCATCCCTGCCCGTTATACCCCCTTTCAAGGTAAGATTATTGGCGGTGATATCATTCAGTGTAGCCCCCGCCCCGGTAATGTTGCCCTTCAACGTAAGGTTATTAGCAGTAATGTCGTTCAGGATGGCGTCAATACCTGAGATATTGCCTTTTAATGTCAGATTATTAGCTGTGATGCCGTTCAGCGTAGCATCCGTGCCCGTTATGCTGCCCTTTAGAGTCAGGTTGTTTGCCGTGATGTCGTTCATCGTCACACGCCCGTTTGTATCGACCACGAAACTGCCGTTGATGATGGTCTTTCCCGTAAAGTTTATCCGGTCAGCCTCGATTGTAGCATTGGATATCAGCCTGCCCGCTTCGCCTTCGGTGATGAACGCGCTGATTTGAGCACGCCTGACGATATCACCGTTGGGGTCGACCTTTTCCGCAAACATGGTGGCGATATTGCTTTCCGTCACTAAACCGGCTTTGTCGATATTGGTAATGTTACCTTTGGAATCGAAGGTTATCTTCTGCACGAACTGGTCTATACGGCTGGCCGTCTGGCTAATGGCTGAGGTGTGCTGTTCCACGGTACCCTTCAGGCTGTTTGTGGCGGTCACCATACTTTCTATCTTCTCGGCAGTCACATGAAAGCTGCCTGCATGGGCGAACAGCTTGCCGTCCAGGTCAGAGACGGACGCACTGAAGTCTGCACGAAGACCGCGGGCCGATATGTCAATAGCAGACTTATATGCTTCGGTGATTCCAGTCTCAAGGCCTACAAGACCGGACGTGAATTCAGATTTCAGACCACGGGCGGAGATGTCGATAGCAGAGGTGTATTCTTGCGTTATACGACTCTCAGTATTCGTCAGGTCCTCCGTGAACTTCGCTTCAAGGTTGCGCGCGGTAAGCAGGAATTCACTGTGATACTCTTCAAGCTTGCCTGCCGTGCTTCTGATTTCGTCAAGGTTCGCCTGAATCTTCTTGTCTGTAAGTTCAAAACGCATATTGAATTCCTCGCGCAAGTCAGCAAGAGCATCATCGGTTAGCGTAAGTGCATACAAGTACATGTCACCGGTAAAAGACATGTGGAAATCACCGGTTCCGTTCCACTTACCGGTTATCTCCATCTGTTTGAATTCAGTACTGGGATATAGGTCCTTAGAAAAGGAAATCGGGGTGTATTCCTCAAAACCTTCTTTGTTCTCGTTCTTGAAATGGAAGGCAAGAGTGCCGGGGCGCTTCACCAGATACTTGAAAGAGATAGTGAACTGCCGGGGGCGCTTGAGTTCGTCGAAGGTCTCAAAATCCGGATGGCGGTAAAAGTCTGAGTTGACCTGCTCGATATAGCTGTTCTTAAGGCGTAGCACATTCTTTGCGCGTTCGCTTACTATATCGGCGAAAGATTCCTTGTTCGCATAGAAGTTACTGTTGAAGTACAGCAGCCGACCGTCAACTCGGAAGATGCGTATGTTGCTGCTACCGGTCCAGTACTGCATGTCAGCGGCAAAAGACGCATTGTTAAGGTAATTGTTCAAGGCATTGATTTCATCACGCACGGATGAGATTTCAGACTTGATAAGTCCTTCAATGACAGTGAACATTGTCAGGATGTCCTCACCGGCCATCGTAAGGAATCGCCCTTTGATTTCTACGCCACCTTCCGGTGTGTACTTGATGTAAGTGCTCTCATCACGGGCGCCGATATAGGAAGTACCGTACACTTTCATGTAGGCATGCCCGGTGGATTTGTCAACACCGAAGGAGATTACATCTTTCCCCGTTAGGTTGAAGTCGTCAATGCCGGTGTAGAAAGTTATAGACGGGGATGTCTCGTTGGTAGACGATAGCACGATTGCGCTTTGAAGGTCTACATCTGTACGGTGGCCCAATCCTATAATATCGTCACCTGCTTGGGGGATATCACTACCTTCATCACAGATGGCCTTGGATAAGTCAATATAGTCACGCCCCACAGCCATGACCTCACGCCAATAGTAGCGGTTGGAGGCGTTCAGGGTAGTCCCTTCGACGATGTTGCACTCCTTTGCTTGCGCCAGCGAGCCTACACTAAATTCGTTTGCTATCGCTTCACCTTCCTGCTCGGCAAGGAAATAGCAGCGGTAGGCATCTTCCAGTTCCTCCACGCGGATGCACTTCATACCGGCATGGGTGATTATCTGTTCACCGCCTACATGGGTGGCTTTCTTAACCTGCAGTTCTTCAAAGACGGCCTTTATCTTCACATACAGACGGTCAACGACAGCTTGGGAAGTACCGTCTTCACGGACGGTAATACCACTGCCATTCTTGCCAATCAAAAGGCCTTTTAAGAATGTGATAACCTCCTCCGCTACGTCGCTTGCATCCTTTCTCAAGAACATTCTTAGGGTACGTAAAGCAGAGAATACATTGAAGTTGCTTGCGGCCGTAGCGTCGTTGGTCTTGATGACATAGATGTTGCTTCCTCCCGAACCGGTGAAGGTCTGTCCCTTAAAAGTCAACTCTTCGACTTGCGTTTCAATATCGGAAAGGCGGGAATAGGCGGTGCTTTCGCCAATCGTATACTGCGGGGAATCGTAAGGCTTGTCGAGGTTGATTTCAAAGCCGATGACACGGGACAAGCGCCCGTCCTTGAAGTAGGCAGGATTGACAAGGTTGATGCGCTGTCCTATGTCAAAGCTGTGATTTATTTGGTCTTTGTGTACCCAGATGGAGTTGAGCGTAGCCGTATAGGTGCCGTCGTCGATGCAGGTCTTTGCCACGTACTTCTTTGCAGTGGCAAGCAGTTCCTCTTCGGCAGCAGCCACCAGCCCAAGTTCGGTTATCTTCTCGGCATTCCAACCAGACAGTACATACTTGTCACCTTTTGAAGGGAACAACACTTCATCCGGCAAGGAACGGCCGTAGTCTTCATTCTGTACAATCTCCCAAAGCTGGGCATCAGGATTCCATGTGCCGTCGTCGTTCTTCTCGGTCAGACCAAGAGGGTTAAAGGCAGCACCGAACTCCATGCCGTTGAGCTTGCCGGATTCGAACCTGATTTTGAGTTCCTGTCCTTCAAGGATGTATTCCTTCGAGAAGTTGATGCCTGAATCCTTGAACCGGTAGAAGGTAACTTTTGTCTTTGTATCATCTTCATTATCTACCTCGCTCTCATAAGAGCTTACACCGGTGATTTCACCCACCCGTTTGGGATAGACGTCGTCGAATACAACAACGGCTTCAATGGCTTCCAAATCGGTCAAGCCCTCGTGGGCATCCACGTATGGAGTGCCTGCCGGAAGCATAAGGCGCTTCTGGACGATACCGTTGACAACAGTGGTCTGGTCTACCGGGCGATAGTTGGTAGGGATGTTTCTTGTTGAACCGAACGCATAGATTCTTGTGGCATAAGTACCCTTGCTGTCACTCCGGCTCATGTCCTTGGCTTCCTTATCCAGTTCTATCTTAACAGCGTCGGAGAACTCACAGCGTCCGAAGTTGATGACATGGTCCGTTACCCAACAATCACAACCCCAGTTATCAGCCATGCTGAACATAGCATCAATGAGGTTGGTATTGTCATAGGTCATCAATTTGGAGGAGTTCTCGACACTATCGTCAATGGAAAACACGAAGTCTTTTCCCTCATATTTATAACCAAGAGCTTTCAAATTGCGAAGGAATACACCCATCTGGACATCCAGTGAAGCGGTAAGGGACCAGGACGCTTCCAGTCCTCCGTACTCCGGGGTGTACTTGAATATCTTTGTTTTCCACTTGAAATAGTAAGCGTCAAAACGAAGTTCATAGGAGTAGCCTCCGTTCTTGTAGGTCGGATAGGGAATATCTACAATCTGATAGATTTTTGCCAATTTACCGCCCATGGAGGCATCGAGTACCCCACGCAAGTCAACGTAATCACCTACTTGGAAATCGACTGGGGACAGAGTATTAAAAGGTAGTACGACATAGTCCTCTTTCATTAAAGAGAACTTGCCTTTTGCACCGGGATTGATACCAGTTGAAAAGCGGGTATTGCCTTGTATGTCCTTAATATCTATCATGTAAACAAAGGTCGGACATAAAAAAAAGAAGCCCTAAAAATTAGAGCTTCCATACACGACAATGAATTTAATGTCGTAAATTTCTAGCCTACAACACGGTTAGATGGATTGTACTCACAGAATTTGGCTGATATTTTCCCAAATGTCCGGTCTAAGCTTTGGGCATAAGAAACGCTCTTTCCTAAATATAGCAAATGATAAATATCACTACTGTTCTCAGGAATCTGAATATCAATTTTACCTTTGTAAAGTTCTTCATAAAAAGCTGTTTTCTTTGCCTGATAATCGGCAGGAGAATCACCTTCTACTGTAAAAACAAGAGTTAACTCACGCTCATCAAGCTTGGGGTTATCCATAAGAACTTGTTTCCCATGTTCCAAGCGTGATTTATTCTCTATAAACTCTTTCAGAGGTACCGGTGCTCCCAGTACATCAAGAAAGTTATCTCCCATTCTAACACCCCACTCTTTTAGGGCTTCTCTTCCGTTTATTATTAATTCTGCCATAACTATTATAGATTCTTTATATCCTGCTTGATATCATTTGTATTATCGAGTATTCGCGGACTATTTTTGGCAAGAATAACAGAGTTTTCAAGTATATCTCTACGGTCCATGTTACCTTCTACTTGGAATGTTCTCATTTCATCTACGATTCTTTCCATATTGGAGACTTTATCGGTCAATGCCTTTATGTCCTCTGTCGGGAAAACAACATGTACCTGCGACTGATAGCCGCTCGCTATTGTCTCTTTGGCTCTATCTGCGAAATTAGGAGTTCCAGATAACAAAGCTGGGACATCCCCGCTTCTAAGATTGAGCAATGAAAGTTTGCCATTGATGGATGAAAGTAAACCGGTCTGTTGAATGGACTGGTTCTTTATTTCTTCCCCGGCAACCTGCAAAGCTGTAAAACGTCCGTTAAGTTCTTCGCCGGTATCTTGTGACATGGCTTCAAAACCCTTACTACTCGCCTGCTGTGAAAACATGGTTCCAAAGAACTGGTTGATGGCATCAACTTCTTTCTTCATGTCGTCAACCATCGTCTGTTTCATGGAGTCGAGGAGCTGCTTTTCTTCGGAAGTCAAGTCGTCATCTCCCATGGCCTTTTTCCACTCATTGTACCACTTCTGCATCTGCGGTTTGAAGTTCTCCACATACATGGCCTTAATCAAAGCCTTGCGCATGTATTCGCTCATGTCATCGGAAATATCCTCCGCTGTGGCCTCTATATCGCACAAGGAATTCAGAATACCATCAGAGAACGACTCCCATTCCTGCTCAGCTTCATTACGGGCGTTCTCCGCTTCCTGGGCGGCTTCTTCCGCACGGTTGATGGCTCCCGTATCAAGAGTGGGGAAAAGCTTGTTAGCCGCATCCACAATGTCGACACCGGCTTTCTGAATTTCGGCTATCATCTCGTCCAGAGTCTTGCGCTCGGCCGTATCAATGGCACCGTCTTTCATAAATTCCGTATATTTGTCATACCAGGCCTGAATCTGAGGCTGGAGCTGGGCAGTAAACATGGAATCCACCAAGGCATTGCGCATATATTGATAGATATTGTCGGCTATGTCCTCGGCGGTAGCTTCTGCGTCATAGAGCACACTCTTGATACTGTCGGAGAAAGAGTTGAACGCTTTCCTTACCTCCTCTCCAGAGTCTTTCCACGCGTCACTGATTTCCCCGGCAGCATCGGCGACCTCCTTGCTCAACCCGTCAATGTCATTCTTGATGTTTGTACGCTCTTCATCGGTTACAAGTCCATCCTCTGAGTATTCCTTCCATTTTTCCCAGATGGCCTTGATACGCGGTTCGTACTGTTCAAGGTACATTGCCTCAATAAGCTCTTTCCGCATGGAATCGGAGATATTCTTGGCAACAGTCTCAGCAGTAACTTCCGTATCATACAAGGAACTTAATATCCCATCGGAGAATGATTTGAATTCCTCCTCAAGTTCTTTCTTTAGGTTGCTCTCAGTAATGCCAAGAGTATCACTCAGAATATCCTTAGCGGCCGTAATGTCGTTAGCCAACTTCTCCGCTTCGTTTCTTAACGCATCCTTTTCAGCGCCGGTTATGTCACCGTCAGACATGGCTTCCTGAACCTTCTTGTATAACTCCTCTATCTGCGGTTGGAAGCTATCAGTGAACATCTTATCAACCATCTGCTGACGGATGTACTCAAAGATGTTGTCTGTCACATCCTCGGCAGTGGCTTCGACAGAGGACATGGCAGACTTGACGCTATCAACAAACGACTGCAAGTCTTCGGCGTTCTTCAGCTTGTCAGCAAACAAACTATTAACGTCCTCTACGCCCTTCATCATCTGCTCAATGTATTGGTCAATCTGAGAGCCGAGTTGTGCCATGTCACTCTCGGACAATCCGTCTTTGGAAAGCCCCTCAAAGGTCTTGTACAACTCTTCCATCTTGCTCTTGTACTCCTTTTCATACAGAGCGTTAATCATTGCCTGACGGAAGTAATCATAGATATTATCAGAAACATCCTTGGCCGTCACATCAAGGGAAGTAAGAGAACTCTGCATACTACCGATGAAATCCTCATAGTTATCCGTGCTACTGTCGGTATCCTCTTTGGTCCATCCGAAAATTTCCGCAAGCTTGTCACGTTCGGCAAGTGCAGAACCGGCAATTGCGTCATACTGCTTCCGAAGAGCCTCCATCTCCTCCTTCGTAATGCCTCCTTGGTCTTTATTGGCCTGGGCAAAGGCATCGTACCACGTTTGAAGGTCCTCGGTAAATTTGTTGCCTACCATTGTGGTAAGTACGGCACGCTGCATATATTCGCTGAAACTGTCAGAAAAGTCTTTCGCGGAACTGTCCATATCCATGAGAGTATCTACAAAACTGTCGAACACACCGTTAAAGGTTGTTTGGGTGAGCTGCTCTTTTATCTGGTCCTGAATATCCTCAATCCTTTCCTCTCCATCTATAATGCCGTTCAAATATTCTTGCACGTCACCGTCCATCTTCGCCCAGAAGGCAGGAGCTTCGGATTTAAGTTTCTCCAATTGCTCAACAGTGAGGTCAAACAGTCCGGTCATTCTTCCGGTCCCGATAAGCTCTTTGGCGGCATTGACTGACATGTCGAGTGCGTCGGCAATGTCCTGCCAGTCGCTTGACGAGGTGTTCTTTGCCATCCGCTTGCCAATGGAATGGGAACCGGCAGATGCACCGGAATTAAGACGCTCTTTTCCCAGCAGGCGATATGCCTCAATCTGCCTTTCAACAAGGCCAAGCGCCTCTTCTCCGACCTTGTCCGCTTCCATACCGTAGGAAATGCCGATATATTCCAGTTTCTTGTCTATCAGCTCATCCCATATCTCATAGAGTTTGTTATATTCCTCTACCATCTCGTTATAGTGGGAATAATCGGCACCGAACATCCCGTCCAATGCGGACACTACAGAGGAAATTCCAGAAACCGCACTCATTGCGCCTCCGACAATATCACCCGACATGATTTGCCCGACCCCGGATGCCGTTTGTCCTAAGCCGCCAAGCGCATCAATGGCACTTGTTATCTTACTGTCGTCAAATCCGAATATGTCGGCGATACTTGAGCCAAACTCATTCAATGCAGGGGCAAAAGACGTCACAGTATTTCCTATATCGGTGATTCCTTGACCGATTTTCTTGGAATCGTTGCCACCCTTTTTTATGGCTTCTATCCCTTTCTCCAAGTCAGAGACGAAAGCCTGCCACGGTGATTTGCCTTTAAGTTCATCCTTTAACCCTTTGATTGCGTCTGTAACATCCTTGATGGATATTTCCCCTTTTTCTATCCCTTCAATGTCTTTATCGGTAAAGCCCATTCCTTTCAAATCAGCAATAGAAATGTCTTTATCAGTACCGGACATGTACTTGACAAGGGTTTCGTATTTGTCAATGATGGACTGAATAGCGGAAACGGACTTATTGCTGGCATCTTCAAAGAGGTCTGCCATCGCCTTTGTGGAGTGACCGAACTGTTCATCAAGCTGTTCAAGAGCCTTGTTCTTTTGGGCTACCTTGGAAGCGTACTCCGGGCTGTCGGTTTGCAGTTTGGCTATCTCGTCATTGTACTTCTGAATAAGATTTTTGCGCTTTTCCTGGTAGTTGCCGAACTCAATGAAATACTCCTGCCATGCTTTTTTGTCGGCTTCAAGTTTGGCTTTACTTGTTGAATCAATATCGCTTTCTCTTTTTTTAGCGGCATTAGAAGCCCATGTGCCAAGTTTCTCCTCTTGTTTATCTGTCAGTTTTCCACCTTGCTCCGTTTCCCAATCCTTGCGCTGTTTTTTAATAGCATCCAGTTCTTTTCGATAGTCCAAGTCAATCTGAGCCAGCTTCTTTTCAGTACCATCCTCCATGAGGTTGATTTCATCCTGCTGGTTTTTCCGACGAATGGAAAGGAGTTGTTCGGCAAGCAGTTCTTCTTGCTTTTTCTGCTTGTCGGAAGTGGTAATCTTATCCTTTTCGCCTGTAATTGCTTTCAACTTGGATTGTTCCACCTTTATTTCAGCCTCTATGCGTTTATATTCCTTATGGTCGGTGACTTTCTTCAAGGCTTGTTGTTTAAGACTTATGGCGGCTTCTATGGCTTCAATAGAACCGTTTATCATTGTTTGAGTAGTCTTTATACCGATGGATTCCAAAGTTTTTCGTTCTTCTTCGGAGAATTGGGCGTACTTCATCACAAGCTCAGTGCCAGACTTAAATAATGATTCAGCTTCCTTCCGCATATTCTCTTCTTTTTCTTTGGCAAACGCTTCCGGGCTTAAATCGGCTTTCTGCAATGTGCCTGATAAGTCTTCACCTGCGGCTGATTTTACAAACCATGATTTGAATCTGTCACCAAAAGAAACACCTTCCGCTGATTTGGCATCCGCTTCCATCATCTTTTGTACAGCTTTCTTGTATTCTTCCGCTGCAAGTTCCATCGTGGACGCTGCCTTAGCACGCTGCAAAAGTCCCATGATGAAAGTATCTTTGTTTATATTGAAAAGCCTTTCCGCTTCTGCCGCATCGTTTACAGAAACGCCCATGCTGTCAATGGCATCCTTGTTTTCCAAGATGAATTTCTTCTGTGCATCAATATCACCGCCTAATCGTTTCCATCCTTGCGACAAGCGTTCCAACGTGGATATGACAGTACCGGAAGTTTCACCTACTTTCTTCTGATAATCTTCTAACGACTGATAGGTTTCTGACAATGCTTTCTTGACAGTGAACAAAGAGCCAACCCAATCCACTATTTTATCCCCATAGAGTGTAAGTAGAGTTATTCCAACTGTTAAGATGGTCTGCCAGCTAAACAAAGACGATACCACTTGCTTCCATACTGGAATCGCCGACTGCCCCGACTCCTTCAATAGTTTATATTCAGTTCTCGCCCGTTTAATCTCATCTGCTAAAATTGGAATATTATTCGATATAGCAGAGAAAAAAACTTTTGGACCGTAAGCCAAAGAAGGAAGTTCGCGTCCTACTTGCTGAATAGACATACTAAGCCCATTCCACTGCTTACCATAATTACCTACATTACGTTGATGATTGCCAATAGTGGCATCAAGTTTCTTTATTTTTGTATCCGCTTGTTGAATAGACGCAAGCAATTCTTTACCAAAAGGAGAATTGCGCTCTTCTTCTGTCAATTCGCGATAAGCTATCCTCATTCTTGATAAAGACTGGGATAACCCGTTCATGGAAGTAGCGGCTACATTATCAAGTTTGGCATTATTGTTCAATGCTTGTCTCACCTCTGACAAAGCAGTTTTATGTGTCAATAATGAATTGTTTAACTGTTCAAGCCGTTTTTGTTGAGCAGAAGACAAGGAAGAATAATCACCTTGTGACTTGTTGATTTTCTTAATCTCAGCATTAATCAAACGGATAGCGTTCATTTCATCTATCATTCTCTTGACATTCTCTTCTCTTGTGCCAAGAATACCGTTTATCTCGGTTTTTAGGTCATCATAAGCCTTTGCTTGCGCCCGAACACTTTCCGTTTCAGCCGTATTTGTTTGCCTTGCAGCATCTCCATTCTGTGCCGGATCAGCCGTAGGTTTAGATACAACCTCTTGTGCTTTGACAATCTTTTCGGTTGCTTTATTGATTCGACTGACAGAAAGCATAATCTTTCCTTCCGCTGCCGCAATCTTATCCACCAATGTATCGTATTGCCCCAAAAGGGAGGTTAACTGTGATTGCAAACCTTTAGCTATATCAATATCGACCTTGATATTAATACCCATCAATGCTTTTTTGACATTTTCTATCTCGTTCTTCAGTTTGCGCAACTTCTGAACATCACTGTCTACATTTGAAATAATGCCTGCCATATCTATAATTTTTTTTCTATTTGTCTACCTGCATACAAGATACCATTAGTCATAATAACTTCAAACCCTTTACTTTCGACATAGCTTGCATAAGGCTGACCGTTAGCCAAATAAAGCCCATCCTTTGATTTTTCGGAATAAATCAGAAGATTCTCTGTATTTCTTACCGCTTCGGAATGAGAACCGTCTGATTCCACCCACATATCTACTATTTTCCCATTACGGACAACACATCCCCCATTTGCATTATTCAAGTTACCAGTCCTATTTTCATAAGTCTTGTTAATCTTTGCATTTCGAGTGGCATCTCTCCCTATTTGAGAAAGAGTATTATAATACTTATCATCTACACTTTCAAGCAATTCATCTAATCCTGATATATCTCCTTTAAACTCCATTATTTTTTCATTTATGCTAAATTCGACAAATACAAGTTATCCGGCAATATTTCAAATATTTAATATGCGACAACGGAATAATTGTCGTGAAATAATTGGGAGTGATTGATTTTTGAGATATTTTTGCAAAATAACGATTCAAGAACATCATGAAACAGCTTGTATTTCTCTTATTATCACTATTACTACTCTCATCTTGCTTTTCTAAAGAGAAGCAAAATAGTGATGCAAAAACACTGGATGAAGCCTTAATTTTAGCAGGTAATAGCTTAAATTCAAAAGATTCTCTTTTTTTAGGATTCAATTTTGGTATGGATAGTTGTGATACATATCGCAAAATAGACAGCTTGGTTAAAATTGGGAAATTAGCTTATCGAGATGGATATTTGAGATATGATTTTAATATAGCTCCATTGCATTACAATCCTGCTGTTGGGTTTGTTTTTAAAAATGACACATTATCTAAAATTAGCCTTGCATTTTTAAACGAAGAAGGACATCCTGTTGAATTAATAAAAAATGCAGTCTCTGCCCATATTTTTGAAACATTAACCGCCAAAGGATATAAATCGTACAAAGAAAAGAACCTATTAGAATCCGAAGATTATTATTTCATCAAAGATAATATTTCTATTTCTCTGAAAGCCTATGAAAGACTTGTCGTTATGAGTTATAGCAACGCTATTGTGGATATGAAGGAAAAACAAGAACACATTAAAAAACAGAAGCTACAAACCAAACAAACACTGTCTGATTTGTAGCTTCAAAAACCAAATAGGCAAACCATTGTTTTATGAGGTATACCTATTTGAGAAATGATTACCATCCTTACACTTGTTATCATTCATTTGAGTTTTATTTTCCCATTAGCATATTCTTTTCTTTTGTACAAAGGGCTGTTATCACCTGTTTCTAATACATACCTAATAGCATCTATAATATATTTTTTACCAAACTCTTTATACCTACTCATTAACGTAGCAGGGCTAATATTTATGCGTATAGCCCAATCATGGATGGTTAAGGATAGTTCACCAATAGATATAAATGTAGCGGCATTTTTTAAACGAACATTCTCACTTAAAGTAAGCCATCTGCAATTTGACGGTTCATAATTGCCTTTAGAATTAATTCGGTCTATAGTTAAATCATTTTGATAACCATTTACCATAGCCCAATCATAAAAAGCTTGAAAATCATTTCTCCACTCATCGCACATCACAACACCTTTCCGACCATAATTTTTATATGCTGGTCTATTTGAGTTATAGCAACGTTCTTTAATTTTAGACCAAATATTATAAAGCCGAGTTCCAGATTTCCCATGAGTTGTATTAGCTTCTTTGGTATTGTCAATATCCAGACATCCGCAGCTTCTTGTTTTGCCACTATTTAAATTACATTGTCTTACAATCGCTTCATTTCCGCAATCACATTTACAACGCCACAGAGTGGCACCATTACTTGCAAAACCAACGTGCTCTAAAGCTACCAGCCTTCCGAATCGCAGTCCTTCCATATCCTTAATTTCATGGAGCAGGCAACCGCAACTCTTAGTTTTGCCTCTTCTTAAATCACTTGAACGTACAACGGTGGTATTACCACAATCACACTGGCAAAGCCATTTATAATGTTTGTCTTTGTCGTTTAGTAACTTTTCTACTTTCTTAATAGCAACAAGTTTTTCAAATCTCATACCAGGTATTATTTTTATTTTCGCTTTCATAATCTTTTATTTTTTAGTTGAATAAAGGCAATCTAAAAGTCGTGCAGATTGCCTTTTGATAATCGTGTAGTTTCCAAAATTACTTTTGCAATGCTTGGTCAATCAACCCACGAAGTTCTTTCAGTTCTTCTTCGGTCAATCCATACACATTACCCAATGCTGAAGGTTTTTCAATCTTTAAACCGTACTTTACCCCCCCCTGCTGTTTCTCTTTGGGTAAAATGGCGATAGCAAATCGTTTACTCATTTTCTTGTTGTTTTTGATTTATAACTATGTTTTTAATCTCTCATTTGGTAGCAATTATTGGCGGTGGTCTTGTTTTGAAGTTCATAATCGTATTTATATGCTTGGATATATTCTAAATCCCTCTACCAGTTTCCCTTCAAAATCAGAAATCAGCTTGCGTATCTGCTTGTTTTGATTATCAGCGTTTATATAGTGTCCTGCCAAATAATAACCCTCTACATAAGCATTGCCTATTTGGGAGAAGATATTACGCAATCTTTCTTGAAATGGAAGTTTGTCACAGTCAAAGACACCTGCCATTATTTCGCCATAAGCACCATATCCAAACCCTTTTTCATCTCTCATTCTTTTCGCTGTTTCTTTCAACCGTTTATTGAAACGGTTCAGTTCGGACTTGAATATCTTTTCGGCATACTTGGTGCAATCATTCTTGCGAAGCATTTCTTCCATTTCGTTGAAGGCGCTAATATACGCTTCTTTGAATTGTGCAGCCACCCTGCCAGTGAATCCCATAGCCAAAAAGGTGAACCCATCACGGGTTAAATAGTACATGGGTCTTTTTTCACCTTTTTTATCGACATATTCAACGGGCGCAAAATTGCGCTGGTTAAATAACTCACTACAATCCAATGATTTAATAGCTCTCAATACATCTTTGTGTGCTTTACCAAAATACTCGGCAACTACCAATGAGGAAGTTACTGCCTTACCTTCTCTCACTTCAATCAAATCAACTTCATACGAAGAAGAATTGTTCCTTTTAATAATCTCTGTTTGCATGTTCATTATATTTATGTGTTAGTACTATAAGTTCTACTTTAATCACCCACATAGTGAGCACCGAAATGCCCGTAACTATACGGATTGTAATATACTGATTGAGGTATTGACAAATCATCATAAGAGCTACGCTCTGTTGGTTGTGCCAAAGCGGATTTCATAGCTTGCTTCTCTACCTCTCTTATCTCTTCTTTAGAGATACGTTCTTTCTCGTTAGCCCAAGCAAGTTTCAAACAGTCTGCCCAAGTCTTCACACCGTGAGTAAGAGAATACAGTTTCATGTACTTCTTTATCTGATGGGCTTCTTTCATTATCTTGCTTAAATTGTAGCGTTTCATAATTGTATGTTTTAGCATTTATACTATTTCGTTGTACTTTGATGATGCAAACATACTACTTAAATAGTATAACACAAAACAGAAAGAACTATTTAATTGGTACATTAACCTTATTTAATACTATTGTAATAGTACAAAAAACAAAGAAACGTACCTTTGTATAAAATTAAAATACACGATTATGAATCTAAGAATAACAGAACATTGTAAATTACAAGGTATTACCCTGCAGGATTTAGCTGATAAAATGGGGGTAGCCCGTTCGACATTAGCTAATACATTATCAAAAGGCAATCCTACCATTGAAACCCTATCTAAAATAGCGGATGCTCTCGGAGTTGAAGTAACAGACCTTTTTGAAAAATCTTCCGATGAAGTTATAGGAGCTGTTCGCATAGGAGATAGCACTCACGTTATCAATAGTAAGGATGATATTAAGAAACTGGCGGAAAAATTATGAATATATCCCTATAAATGATAACAAATAACGCTATATTTTGTTATTTCATTATTTAATAACACTATATTTGCACAATAAACTAACCCAATAATCAATGGCACAATTAATAATTAAGAACATAGGACCAATAAAAGACATAAATATTACATTAAATAAAGTAAATGTAATTATAGGTCCGCAAAGTTCAGGTAAAAGCACTATTAACAAAATTGCATGCTTTTGCTCATGGGTAGAAAAGAAAGTTTCATTGGAACAATCTTTTGACTTTTTTCTTAAAGATGATAATTTCATTACTAATTTGATAGTTTTTCACAAATTAGATGGATATTTTTCCAATGATTCAAAGATTATGTACGCATCTTCTGTTGTTAAGTTTTCTTTTGAATATAGAAGTAAAGTCCCGACTTTTGAATGGGTGAATCAATATAATTATATTAGAACTAAAATTTCATACATACCTGCTGAACGTAATATCGTTTCTATGATATCTGATTGGAAACAAGTCAATTTACCTAAAAACAATATTTTTAATTTTATGTCAGATTGGAATATTGCAAGAAAAGTATATACTGTTGACAATAGACTGGATATTAAATCTTTAGACACCAAATATTACTATGATGAGAATCAAGACATTGATTTTCTAGAAACATTGGACGGAAACAAAATCCAATTAATAAATGCTTCAAGTGGGCAGCAATCTATGATTCCTTTATATACATTAGTCAACTATTTTACTAAATCTATTTATGAAGGAGATAGAAACGACAACATTGATAATAAAGAAAGAGATGCTAAATTATTAAATATAATAATATCAAAATCATTATCAGAAGTTATTGATAATAAAACAAATCTCAATAACGAAAAATGGCTACATCAATATTTAAAAACGATTTTAAAAGTCACAAAGGAGAATGAGAAATTTCATTTACCTAAGGCTGGAGAAACTTTTTTAAGTTCACTATCTGACTATTTTACTCATTTTATCCAAACAAATTATACAAGTTTATACATGGAGGAGCCAGAGTTAAACTTATTCCCTTCTACACAAAAGAATTTATTGTATTTCATAATAAGTTCAATAAAGGAGAAAGAACATAAGTTATTTCTAACAACTCACAGTCCATACATACTTTATTCATTAAATAATTGTATAATGGGTTGGCTTGTGAAGAATAATATGCCCAAAGATATTGCAAATTCTTTGGAAAGCTACAATTCATGGATTAACCCTAAACTCGTTTCTGCATGGCAAATAAAGGATGGAGAAATATTTTCCATTCAAGAGCATCATACTAATAGTATTGGGAAACATTATTTCAATGAAATAATGAACGAAACGATGGACGAATATTATACAATGCTTAATTATTTTATTCCAGAAGAAAAATGAAGAATAGATTATTGGCACAATTACCCCAACATAAAACATGCCTTTGTTCTATATACAATCCTCATCTATATATTGTAGACTGGAAAGATTATAATAAAGGAGTAGTTGAAATTTCTGGCGCTCAAAGAAATGTTATTAACGCTGTTCATATATTAAATGAGAATAATGTAAAAGTTTTTTTTGATGGATTTCCTGAAAATGCATTACCTATCACTAAAAAAAAGCGTTCTAGACAATGTGAATGTGTTGTTTTTCCAATAACTTGTGATCAAGATGAATGGGTTTTATTTATTGAAACCAAATATGCAAATAGTATTCATGCTGCAAAGAATCCTAATTCAGATTATCCCTATTGTATGGTACGTCAAATAAAAGAAACGGTCTCATACTTTAGGATGAAAGGAATAATTTCAGAAAATAAAATCGTTCATGCGATTATTGCTTTCCCTAATCTTATGGAAGGATTTAATTCATGGGTATTCCCTATTAAGCATGATGGCATTGAGGAATCTATCTTAGATATCAGAATCAATGATAAAATAATCATACGAGCTACAAATCATGCTCAAATAGTAGATGATACAAACATACTTTTACTTTCATAAAGTTAAGCCGGATTTCTCCGGCTTTATCCTATTTCTTTTTCCTACGATTAGCCAATTCCTTACCACTGATTCTATTCACTTTTTGACCACCATATACTGCGTGTAATTTATCCCGTTGCATCATCAGCAAATTCCGATAAGGGATAACCTCAAACACTTCTGTATAACTCAGATGAAGCGTGTCAATCAAATGGGCTATCTGCCCGAAGAACGTTGTGTTTCCTACTGTTTCGGTCTTGCTGCCAGCATCGACACGTTCCTCATCGAGCTGACACACTGAAAAGCCGAAATATCCATCATAGAGAAACAGACTTCCAAGGCATCTTTGACTTCTTCAAAAGTGCCGTTCTCCAATTCTTTGACCAAACTATCATTCCCGCAGATGAAGCATGAAATACCTTTCAGCATATCTTCAGTAGCTTCAGGAAGCTCTTTAATAGCCTCCATGATATTATCTCCTCGCAGGGCGATATTGGAAAAATGATGAATGGCACGACAGATAATTTTAATTGTAGGAGGTTTGATGGTATAAACGATTCCACCTATCCCTACATTTTTAAAATCCAGCCCTAATAGGGCATCAGAAACCGTTTTTGCTGCTTGATTATTCATAACATTAAATTAAAAAGGCGGTGAGCAACCACCCACCGCCATCTGAAAACAATCCTTTTACTGAAAAATTATCAACCTTCCGGCACTACAACTTCCGATTCGTCAAACCACTTTTCGGAAGCCAATCCATCTACACCTGTGGAAAGGGGAACGGCCGAAACAGCCAATCCGACAGCCTTATCGGTATTAGAGCCACGGGCATTGATAGCCGCTTTCGGAAACACAACATAAACTCCGTCTTTGGTTTTACCAATCACACATTTATGAATAGGCTTATACTTGCCTCTTTCCCAATTCTTTTCTGTGGCTTTACCACCTTGTAAATCAGCCTTTGTAGCATAATCATACTCACCAATGGTGAAGTTGATTTTCACCTCACCCGGTTCAGACGTTTCCCGGTAGTACTCACCAGTCAAAGCGTTTTTGTAACGAGTTACACTTGCCTCTGCTTCTTCGTATTGATACGTGTCACCATGCACATTCTTGACCCGCTTCGTTGCTGCGTTTTTCAAGATGGTGGCTACTTCTGCGCCTGTTAATCCGGCAGCTGGAGTAGTAACCGTTTTAATCGGTTCTGCATAATACAGTTCGTCAATTTCTACTGCTGTAATCATATCATTTTACATTTAATACATTAAACAAAATTCTCACATTCACATAATGACACTTCAAAGCTGTGTCCGCTTCTGTACCGATAGAATCAATAGAGTAACGATATGTCATACCATCATAGGTGCTTACTACATCATCAAACAGCTTGCCAGCCTTTCTTTCAAGTTCGTTAAGCCGGATTGTGTTCGCTTCATTCTCGCTTAAATTGGGTACACATAGATTCACTTCTGCGAAAGATTTCTTCCAATACTTTCCCGGCTGTTGTTTCTTTGTGTGGATAACGATTCTTTCAGAGGTCAATTCACCCGTCAGCGTTTCTCCTGCTGGCACTATGCCTATCCCGAAAGCCTTGCAATCCCGGTAGAGGATGTTTCCTATGTCGGTGGTTACTATCATCGTTCAAATCTATCTTTCAATCTTTTTTCTGTCCTTATCGCTGCACTTCCTGCAACTTCAAATCCTTTGGATTCCACGAATGAAGCATAATCAGCTTCGTTTTTCAGAATTAAGCCATCTTCATTAACCTCATAATCATTCGATTCTCTCAAATGTTTTGTGTGGTCTTGATAGTTTCCGGTAGCTTTTGCATCTTCAACAAATGCCTCTCCCTCTTCTTTCATGCCAGCAACGACTTCGCTTGTTCCGTCCTCAAAGAACTGGTCAACATCCGAAAAGTCTGCATCTATTCCAACCATATTACTCTATAGGAAAAATAGTTTGTTTCCAAAGGGCTTTTAGCAACTCCTTCACCTCTTATGCTTCCATCGGCATTCAAACAACGAACCTCTGCACCTGCTTCAACCTTTGACGGCTTGTCAAAGACTACCTTGTACTTGAAATCATACAAAGCACCATTGATAGATACTTTCTTTTCCGCACTCACATCATCACAACGGCATCTGCATATATCCTGCCAGCTCTCACCACCTGTGCCGGGAATAGGTCTGCCGAACTCATCCTTATCCATCGGGGTGATAACCTTAACCTGCAATATGTGTGGAGCGAATATCATAAGAAAGTCACTTTAGGTTTGTTACTCAGTTCGTCTTTCAAGCCGTACTGCTTACACAGAAATGAATAGTAATCCTTAATGCCTTGAATGTTCCAAGACATAGAAAAACCGCCTTCACTGATTGAAGTGGCGCGAAGCAAAAGAGAGGGGATGAACTTCGCAATTGCTACAGAGACACGGACACAGCAATGCTCATTCATCTCATCCTCTCCGCTTATCTTCGAGGTAAGACACATATCCAAAATGTCAGCCTCCGATACCTGAATGCCGAATATCTGAAACTTCTGTTGTATGTAGTCGTTTACCGTCATCTTAATATGGTGTAATCAGTGTACTATATGCTGTATGGCTATAATGTGTGCAATACTTCGACTTATAGACGTACCGGAACGGGCATTTAGGAACTGAAATCTGTTTCCTTTGCATTGCCGTAATAGTTACTGTTTGCTTCACCGGACTATCCACAACCATAAATATTGGCTGCGGAGTGATCAGCACAACACAATCAACAGAAGATGCTTCAAAAGTGATACACTGAATGTCTGGCAAACCAACATCAACAGATGGATTCACATACTCACACTTGGGAGATTCCACACTTGATGCCTGCACGTCCAACGAGACCAAAGACATCATCAAAAAGCCACACATGGCAAAAATAAAATTCTTCATTTCTTTTCTGGTTTATAAAATTAGACAATGGAAGGGTAGAAACACTACCCTATCCTTACTCGATACCTAATGCTTCTTTCAGCTTGGCAGTTGATTCTTCATCCAGTTCTGAGACCTTAGCCAAAAGAGTTTCTTCTTTCATATTGCCGGAAGCCTGCACGCCGATGGACTTCAAAGCATCAATCAAAGCCTTCTTCTCAAACTCCTTTTCAAAGAGAGAGATTTTCACCTCCTTCTTTTCTTCAGGGGCTTTCACTTCGGTATTTTTTGCCTCAATCCGTTCAGCAAGTCTGCGGCTTTCCATATCCAGCACACGGGCTTCCTCACCGACTTCAATCACTTCACCGGGAGTATAATACTTTCCGGTGAACTTGTCGCGGAAAACTGATATAACCTTTACTTTCATATCCTACCCCCTTATGCTGATTGAATGGATGCAATTTCGCTCAAATCGAAATTGGTAATCAAATCTGGATTGGAAATCTGCGGAATCCACTCTGCCGTATATTCCATGTAGCGACCGTTTTTGTCACGGTAGTTGGAGATAAGCATCTGCCCCTCTGACGGGATATAAGTACGTCCTTGTACTGGGTCTGTCGCTTCATACGGGGTATGATGGCGCATATAACCAATGTTGTCAGAAGGTAACAGAGTAATACGGTTATCCGCGTAAATCTGCACATTCTTTCCCGTCTGGTCTTTCACGTAGTCCTCCTTGATTTCAATACGCGGCAAACCGATGCCGGTGAACACTTCGGAAGCCAAAGAAGAGGAAACCAATCCCGTACTCAACTTCATTTCGTTGCTGCCGAGAATCATCTTGTACTGCTCACCAAATTCAGATGAACCAAGAATAAGCTTGTTGAAAGATGCACGAGTCATAACCATCTTGGCATAAACGCCATAGTCCGGTGCCAAGGAATGAAGTTTCTCTCTCAAATAAGAGATAAACATATTCTTTCCGTCCACAACCACATCTCCACTTTTCGGCTTGATAAAATTGAACGGAAGGGTAATCTCCAGCAGTTTATTATTGGTCTGACCGGAAGTGATTGCAGCGTCTTTGTTGTAAACGGTGGCTTCACCAAGCATCAACAGCGCACCGACAATAATATCCATACGCTTGTGGGCGGCAAGGGTAATCTGACGGTAGTCGTCTGCCAGGAAGTTTACAATCTCTTCCATTGCAGCCTTTTGGTCGGCTGGCTTAGCGGCATTGAACTTGTCAATCAAATCCTGCAATTCAGAAAGACGGTCAATAGACATCTGATAAGCATCACCCAAATAGGCAATCTCACCATATCCGGAACCGATGTTCCGACGTTCACGGATGGGTTTCTCTCCAAAACGCGAATTGATGGAGCCGGCCATAACTCCGGTTACAGAACCGATATAATCCTTGAACACACGAGTAGTCACTCTGCGGAAAGTAAGATACTGCTGCCAATAGATTGTGTCCTTGCGTGTCTGGTTCACACGTCTGATGATAGCGGAAACAATGTTCGCATCATCGAATAATGTTTGAATCGTTAAAAACATATCCTACCTCCTTACTCGTTAAATTCAAACCATCCCTTCATGTTGGCTTTATCGTTCTCGGAGAACGGCATAACCAATTTTGAGGGTTCAATTTCTGCGGCTGTACGAAGCAATGAAACCAATGTGATTCCGTCCTCAACCTTTGTACGGTTAAACAGAGCCGAATTAGCCACGTGCTTCTGCTTCAAGCCATCAACCGCAACCGCCTCAAAGAGTACCGTATCTCTGGCTATGTCCTCACCAAAAGCAGCCTTGATAGTCAATACATCATACACTTTGTTGGTCTTGTCAATAGCCGTTACTTCCGCACCTTTCGTACCACTTCCGATGAACATACCCGCGTATGCCAAAGAGTTCTTGGCTACCTTAATGGACAATGCAGTATCACCGGTTGCGTATGCTTCCACTACTTCCACATTGATTACCGTGTATGCGAACTTATTTTTCAAGTCCGCACAAATCGGTGTAAATCCGGGAAGAAAACTTCCCACTACCAGGTTCTGCGTGTCGAGTTTGAACGGGCCACGTCTACGAATACCGGTCTGGACATCGTAGCGTTCCTCTTGCTCAACGGGCGGAACTAAGTCATACTTAAATCCTGCTGACATAATTAATTCTTGTTTTGTTCAACAATAGTTTTCGTTCCCTCGTCAATCATCTTAGCGATAGATTCAGATTCTTTCTCAATCTTCTCTTCTGCCGTTTCGGGAGGGGTTACGCCCTTGAAGCCGTCATTTGCGAACTCCTGCTTCAAGTCCTTGAAATATGCGTCCAAGTCCTCATCGTCCTTGATGGCGCATCGTTTGGCGTAGTTTTCGGGAATACCATACTCCTTTGCCTTTGCCATAATCTGCTCCTGCCGGGTAGCTTGTAACTTCTCTGTCTCGAATTGAGCGAGCTTATCAGAAAGAGGTTTAACGGCTGCACTCACTGCGTTAGCAATAATAGCCGCCATGTCGTCCGTCTTATCTTCCAGCTTCGGATTAGGGTTAGGATTGGGATTAGGATTCTCAATTGACTTACCGTCTTTAAGGTTATGTTTCTTCTCGTAGTTGGAAACTGCGGTCTTGGAAGCATCCCCGGCACGGAAATCACCATAGGAATTTAGCACGTCCGAGAAGCTGATACCCTCAACAATGGAGTTTACCTTTGTCTCGTCCGTTACACCCTCTGCCTTCTTAGTGGCAATTCGGGTTAAGATAGCAGTGTCCACCCCAGTAAACTTCTGTTGCAGCCCTGCCAAGATTTGTTCTAAGATTGTCATACCGTATGAATTTGATTTATAAATTTCTACGGTAAATTTCGTTATTAATAAAGAAGGTGAGAAATAATCAGATAGGTGATACACGACAATGAAACGATTGTCGTAAAATGGTATAAAAAAGGCGTGATTGTTATCACGCCATGAGCTTTTATTCTTTATATTTCCAAATATAACCACCTGCATGAGTTAATTTATACCATTTTTTATACTTACTGTGTATATAACCACCTTTACAACATTTTCTTATAGAAGAAGAGGAAATACCCGTTTCTTTTTCTGCTTCACACGCAGATGTGTGAGTTTTAATAAAATTACCCAATAGGTCGAACTGATTAATTTGTTTACATCTTGCCGAATTATGCTCTAATAATTTATCTGAAATTCTTTGTTTTACAGTGCCATAGTTTAAGTTGTATTTATGTGTGCACCATTCAAGATTATCTACACAATTATTTTGACCATTTTCATCACGATGATTTATTATTGTATAACCATAAGGATTAGGAATAAAAGCAGATGCTACAAGTGTATGAATATATACTCTTTTGCATTTTGCCGACCGAAATAATCTCACATAAAAATACCCCTTATTCTTTATTGGTACTAATATTTTCTCATGTCTTGTTCTTGAGTTTGATAGGGATTTTACTCTGCCTAAGTTTGATACCTGATACATTCCTTCGTACCCTTCAATGTCTTTCCAAATTTCATCCATATTCTTTTTTGCTTTAAAGTTAATAAATAAAAGGCAGCCTTATTAGTCGTGCGGACTGCCTTTTGATAATCGTGTTAGATTCTATTAGGGATTAGGCTATATACACCATTTACGGCACTTTCACCAATCATTTTACTGATAGCGTCCATGCACTTGTAAATACCTTCATTGAAGGTGTTGCTTTCTTCAATGTATTCTCTACCGCTTTCTTGGGATATAATGTCGGTTTGCTCGTCAAAGACTACACTCGCCTCTCTCAACTTAATTAATGCGTTCATTAGGTCTAAATTAACTTTGATTTCATTTGCTGCCATATCGTTATATTTTATGTGTTAGTACTCTACATATCATCTCGTATACATGAGTTTTCTCAAATCTATTCAGTATTGATGTTTTTTCAGCCCCGAATGATAATTTACCGTTTCTGAACTGATATACGTTAATCCGTCCACCTACCGTGTTATGTTGGTAGATTTTCACCTCTTGATTTTCAGCTATTAGTGTCATAGTCATTTCTTTTATAGTTACCACTCTTTTACCTGTTCTTTCAACTCGTTATACTTACCATTAATAAGCAATTCAACTTCACGATGAAAGTTTATATCAGTCAAACGATACTCGACCAAAGCACGCTTATAAGTATCGCCTTTTTGATGTGAGTTGATAAGACGCATCATCTGCACACTATCAAGACCATACTTATTCTTACGATTGAGATTTACAGCTCTTCTCTTATCGCTTTCTCTTAATTCAATTGTTGCCATAACTTTTATATTTTAATGTTTATACTTCATTCATTTCTATCTTACTTGGATTTCAATCACCGCAATACTGACTACCCATATAACCTTTACTATTCGCATTGTAGCAGTCAGACCAAGTAAGTCTACCCTCAATCTGAGAAGTGTGTTCTACGGGCTTCTGATTAGCTACCATAGCTTTTATCTTAGCCTCACGTTCTTCTCTACACTTGATTGCATCTTTAGCCCAGTCCCAGGCGAGTTTCAAACATTCGCCAAAGGTTCTACCCATTCTTGAATTACTTCTAAAGAAGCTGTGAGCGTCTTTCATGATTTGAGATAAATTGTAGCGTTTCATAATTATATGTATGCTAATCGTTAAACATTTAGTTTTATTATTACGATACAAACATAACTATAAATATAACACAAACAAATATTACACAGTTAATAAAAGCTAATTCAATATACACATAGTATATTTTCATCCAAAGAATAACAACTAATACTATAATTTCATATATTTGCAAGGAATAAACTATAAGTATAATTATGAAGTTACGAATATTGGATATCTGCAAACAAGTAGGAATAACTCAAAAAGAGTTAGCAGAAAGAATAGGGTTATCAGCCGTGGGGTTATCTAAGGCAATCAATGGTAATCCAACCAAAGATACTTTGGAGAAAATTGCCAGTGCCTTAAATGTGAAAATAACCGAACTATTTGAGGAACCGACCAACATAAATGGCTACATCGAATTAGACGGAACCATCCACAAGGTTACGAGCAAGGAGGATATTAAGAAGTTAGCGGAAAATTTATAAACAAATAAATATAGGAGGTAATAATATGAATAGAGAAGAGCTACAAGGTATATTCAACTATCTAAATGAAAAGTATAATGAGTATTATTTCGCAAATAATAATCAAAAGAAAATTATTGAAAATCAAGTTAGAACATATGCACAAAACTTAGATAAAGAACTATACCTCACCTTAAATGAAGGTAGTGCAAGTGGATTATTTCGACATGGATTCGTTGAAACCGACCTTACACAATCTTTGAAAATTTTAAAAAGCATGATAGAAGGATAGAAATATGGCTACAATATATTATGATGGTAAAAATTTCCTATCAGGAAGATTAACCAAAGAAAATTTGAGTGGATTCAATCAAATATGCTGCAATCCACCACAAAAAATGAGTGCAAATATAATCGCTAATATGGTATTGCCTTTTCTGAAACAAAATGTTCCAGAAATACAAAATATTTATGTTACTGGAAGAACAGCAAGCCAAGTAGATACAAGCATGGTACAATTTAAAGTAACATTCAAAGAATCATAAAAGCCGGATTTCTCCGGCTTTATCATAGCGTGAAACCGAATGGAATCACGCCTAAATAAAGTATTGTAACTTATGCCGGTACAGCCATTAATTCACGCCCTACTGAACGTATTGTTTCTATAATATCTTCAAAACGTTTCTTAGACGGCTTCTTTGTTCCGCTTACATATTGAGCAAACAAACTCTGAGAAATACCTAAACGTCGTGCTATGGCAGCAGCATTCAATTCAGGATGAGCTATAAATAAATCATAAAGAGGATTAGATTTCCTTTCCCGAAAGAATCCCTCAAAACTCAAATCTTCATCAAGCTCTCTCCAATGTATTCCGTCATGGCTCGTTGTGAAATTTGCGCGCTGCGCAGGAGTAGCCCATTTCAGCCTTTGGAAATCTGAAAACTTCTCACATGCCTCCTTCCCGTCAGTGGTACGTATCCATACCTCCGTATCAGTCAACCATACCTTTTCAACTATGATATTTTCCATAACCACTTATTTTGATTTATTAAAAAATTTATTCCAATGCTCTGCTATTACTTCTTGATTTTCTTCTATAACTGATTCTACAAGTTTCAGTTCAGATGACTTCAAGCCATTATTTTTGATTAATGTAACTGGAAATAAAGTGAATTTAGCACTTACATCCCCTTTGATTACATGAACATGTATAGGCTCATGGTCATTAGCGTAAAACATAAAACGAAAACCAAATAAAATAAATATCGTTGGCATACCTTTCTCTATTGATTACCCTACAAATATAGGTAATTATTTAATTACCTACAACTATTCAAGCAAAAAATTAGCGGCAATTCTTTGATGTTGCCGCAAAATATTCTATTTTTCTTGTACTAAAATTATAATCCCTATAATTTTTCTGACTAAGAGGCATTTTTCTGTCCCTTATTTCCGATTTGCTCATTCTTTGCCGCTTGCTCCTCCTTGATTTCTGCAAGCTCCTCTTCTACCCTATCAGCATTCCCGGCAAACATGATTCCCTCACGCGTTGACCAGATGCCACCACTGACAGCGGAAACGGCAGTAGTCACCTTATCATTCAAATCATCAATCATATATGGAACCAGTTCTGTTTCTATGTCAATGGTCTGCGATGCCTTGCTAAACTCGGTTGGATTGATAGAGCCTAAAGCGGAAACAATGAAATTTACTCTCCGCTGTAAAAACTCGCCGATAACCTCACCGTGATTTTCTACCGCCATGTGTGCACCCATGAACATAAAGCGGAAAGCGGTTCCTGATGCTTTGCCTACCCCCTTCAACGTTTCAAATGATATTCTTGGAGTGTTTGACATATCATAAGCCATATTAGTGAGTGTTTCTGCTTCAAAACGTACCGTATCCGGAACTTGGTTCCACGTCAGATACTGGGCATCCGCACCTTCACCTGTAAGTTTGACCATTCTGTCCTTAACCTTACCCATGAAGCCCTCTACATCTCCAATTAGCTTCAACAGTGGGAAGAAATGGTAGTCTATACAATCAGCATAATTGGATAACAGTTTCTCCAGCCGGACCCGAAAAGTCTTAATTTTCTTGCAATAAGGTTCGGGACGATAAGCGTAGAGAACCGGTAACTTAGGGAAGCCATGAGCGAATGAAGTTCTTTCCTCATACCCTTTAGATAAATCCCACTGATAGACCATCTTATCAGTGATAGTCATAAAGCAAGTTATCTCCGAATCATCCATGAGCTTCTTCTTGTACTCACGTGAGAAAGCAATCATCTTACCTTCATCATTGAAGAACGGATAAAGCTTATCCCCACGGAACGGAGACCATAATACGCTTTTCAGCTTCTTGGTAGGTTTTACCTTGCCTCCGAAGGAAGTCTTTATTTTCTTCCAAAACTTTGCCCAAAATGAATCGTCATCAGTGACATACCAATACTCGGCAACTTCCTGTTCGGATAACCAGGCACGGACAATCTTCTTGTTCTGATATTTGATTTTGTTGGATTTAAATACAGCCTTTACCGCATCCAGCAGTTTCTTTTCATCATTATCAGTCGGAGTGCAATCCATAGACGGTTCTGTGCCGACCGTGAAAGCTGTTTGAATGTTCACTATATCTTGTTCCAATGGAATGGAAATACGGTTCACCGGTTCAGTCTTATACTTTGCTTCGATTTTATAAGTCTTACCAGTTTTTTCATCGAAGTGTTTCTCTGCTTCCTTTTCAAGAACCTGTCTATCCGGATACTTCTTTTTATCAACCATGATTTCATGGCGTTCCGGATTCCAATCGTCCCAAAGTTTACAACAGTCGGGAAGTTCAGTCTTCCTACCTTTCTTCAGGTAGTTTATCTTCTGCCCGATATCGGGCAATGCTAATATTTCTTCTAAATTCAATGACATAGCTTATATTTTTAGTGTGTGAATATTCCAGTTAAATCTTTCGGCTTCAAAATGCGTCCAAGCAAACAACCCAATACATAATATCTAATGGCATCCATCAAATGATTATATTCATCTACTGGCTCATTGATGTAGTTTCCATCCTTATCTTTATCCCAAACATATTTCCGAAGTTCAGTAATAATATTGTAAGAGCGTTCTGTTACAAAGAACTCCATGTCTTTAATCTTATCAATACCCGCTTTGATGGAGCCGGGAAACTTATCTACCGGACAGATATTCACGCCTCTGTTCTTTATCTCTTGAATCAATCGAGGGTCTTGCGAATCGGCAAAAACTTTCATAGAGAAAGGCTTTAACCTATTGGCAATAGCCGACGAAAGCATATCCGTTTCATAGAAAAGTTCATCAACATACAAACGGTTATCAATAATGCCACATCTTACAGCAGCGGAAGGATCATTAGTAAAGCCGAAGTCCTGCCCTATTCCTACCTTTTTGCATTCCTGCGGGAACTCTTTCACAATTCCCCACTTCTTGAACACAGCACCTTCTGCAACGTCAGCCCACCGGCCGATAACCACATGACCATACTTTTCAAGATTACTCACCTTTATATCCTCTACCTCTTTTAGAAACTCCGGTGAAAGATTCTCCAAATTATCAAAGTAAGTCGTATGAATGTGGAGCACATTCGGATGAGTGGAAATCTGAACCTGCACACCATCAATCTCTACCAGCTTGTGAGTTTTCTCAATGTATTTCTTGTAGATGAAGTGATTGGAATCGCAAGGATTCATAATGATGATAATCCGGTTCTGAATCCCTTTCTTACGGATGGAGAGCATTATCTTGTCGAACTCATCTTCGCTTGTCCACTCTTCCGCTTCATCGCAGACGAAAGTCGTAATGCCTTGAATGGATTTCAGTTTTGCTGTCTGGTTCCCGGAAGAAGTCTTGATACCCCGGAACATGATACGGCTCTTAGTCATCTTATTGACTATATCCGTCTTTGTGGTCTTGAAATATTTCGTGGTACCGTCCAAATCTATCTTCTCCATCATTTCGGGAATGATAGACATACCGGCAGAAACCATCGTGTAACGGGTGTAAAGAATCTGATGAACTATCTTCTCTACGGGAGTCATTTCAAAAGTCAACCGCTCAATAAAGGTAGAAGCATTGAAAGACTTTCCGCTACCACGCCCACCGGTGATAAGAATTATAAATTTTTCCTTATCCTCATATAATGGATGGTAAATTTCTTGAGGTACTATCATTTCAGCTTGTCTTTAATCCAGGAATCAATGTTGATGCCGTGCTCTATGTCTGTTGGAATATCAGCATCTTCTGATTCTTCCCCAAAACCTTCGCTTTTCCCTAATGTAGAAAGCAAATAACGAATCATATAGCCGTCTGGACGTTCACGCCAACCCACGAAATTTCCATCTTTATCCTTTTCAGGAATACCCAATGCAAGAACACGGGCAGAAACCAAACATTCATCAACCAACGCCCCGCGCTCATCTGATATAGCATCTTTAAATTCAACATCTTCTTTCGCCCATTGATATACAGTTTTCCGAGCTACTTTAAACGTAGCCGCAACCTTAGTCAGATTTCCACCAGATTTGCGGAGAATCTTTCTAAAATCTTCTATATTAGGTTTCTTAGCCATATCCTTGTGTACGTGCGCGCGTATTTGTTACTTTCGTCACTTAATCAATTTTAATACATCTTCCCCTTTTACAAACTTGTCATCTGTGCTGATACCAAGCAAATCGCAAAAATCCTCTTTAGCGTTGTAAGAAGAAAAAGACAATGTAATATAAGCTTCTTCGTTTTGCTGTCTTTCTATTGACAATTCTCTTACTTGCTGTTTAATGGCTTTCATGTGCTCTTTCTTTTCATCATAAGTCTTCTCATCCGCAGAGGGAGTTTCAATTTCGTCAAATGATGGCAGAGGGGACAATAAATCATCCACAAAATCTAACTGAGATGGCATTTCTGTGTTTATGGAAAGAATATCATTCAATTCCCCAATGTCCAAGCCGACATTCGTATAATCTATATCAGAAATGTAGCCAGCTATAAGGTCTATATCCGGCTTTGTATTTCCTACAGCCATATATGTAAGCTGTTCCTTCTCAGCCTTATCGTCAAGAGCTACGACTTCAACCTTTACATCATAATCCGTTTTAGATGTACCATCGTATTTGTAGTGCAGGTCCATTGCCTTAATCCTTCGATGCCCGTCAATCAGATTCCTCGATTTTTCATTCCATACAATACCACCAAGAAAACCAATTTTCTGCAAATTTTTCTTTTGCAGCTTTACTTTCTCGTCCGAATGCCTTTTAGGGTTAATCGGATTAAGATTTATTTGAGAGCGTTTTATAATTCTTGTTTCACTTTGTTTTAGCTCTTTCATAGTCATATTCAAATAATTTCCGTTCTACCAATGGATATTCATTTATAACTTTTTGTAAATCAAATGGATATTTAGAACGAAGAAATAACAAGTAATTAATATCCGTTATGTCAGTGCCGGATGATTGATGTTTTCCTCCATATGATTCGGGTTTGATTAGACCTTTTCGACTAATGTACTCCAATACATCTTTGTTCCGATATTCAGATAAGGGATAACACTTCTTTTGCACTTCGTTAATACCGTTCAACTTATATGTACGTAACATTAAACGTCTATTCATTGAATCAGACTGCTTAAATCCAAAGAAGGCCCATTCGATATTATATTTCTCCCTTATAATATCCGTAAGTTGAGCCATATTGTATAGTTTCTGCTTCTCGTTCTTAATACATCCTAAGTAACCAATACGCCTAAATGAATAGACCGCAAAGTGAGGTATCTGAATGTACTTCACGTTTGGATATTTACTGCAAGCATAATTTATATAACGATTGATATGAGACAAGTCTTTTATAACATACATATAGGCGCAAACGACCTCTTTGAAATAAGGTGATATTAGGTCCAAAAGGGCTATACTGTCCTTGCCCGATGCCGAGTGAAACAATATAACCCTATCAGCCTTTAAAGCAACTTCTTTAATTATATCTATTGCTTTATCCATCATTAAACAACTCTACCGCCTACCCTACGATTAATTCTTGCTCGCTGAGCTGCATTTCGCCCCATAGATTGAAATCGTCCGGCTTCATAATCTTTTCGGGTACGATACTTTTGACCACTTGCATCTGTTGCATACGTTTCTGGCATAATCTTTAATTTTAAATTAAACAATCCTTTTACTAAATAAACAAAGCCACCCAAGTGGCTTATATTATTTCAAACCTGAATGGCTTATGATTTCACAAATATGTAAGTAGTAAAATAATGGCAACTCTTTCGGTGGATTCTTCTTGAACTCTTTTAATTGTTCATCAAAATCATGGAAATCAAATTCATCATGCATGAACTTAATACCTTCTTCTGTCACTTCACCTATACCTATCTCGTCAATTGCTACATCAAGTGTCCACGGTGCACCGGTACTATAAAAATGAATAGCTTCTATATCCGTTCTCAAAATAGACTGACATTCATCTTCACGCCCAGCCTTTCTCAATTTTTCATTTTCCTCAATCTGATTGAAGTCCGTGAACATTTTCTCATATTTAGAGCTGAGCATACGAGTTTCTATACACTTTTTACCGTTCAGAATATCTAAAGCGTTGTTTCTATTCATTACAAGCGAATACGCTTCTATCTCTTGACCTTTATAATTAATCTTCATACTATTCTATCATTTTTAAATTTATACTATAAAAAAGATAGTACCCCAAAGGTACTACCACAACCAAAGATAACGAAATATCTTCAATCGTTATACACGACAATCGGCTTATTGTCGTGAACTAAGCCATTTATCCCGTCTTTCTCTGCATGCCTCTAAGGTAGGCGCACAACAAGCAAAAAGTTCACCGCTATCAGTACGGTAGTCGTACTGGTACATTCTCACTCTCTTTCTGCCTAACTTCGTTGTGTAGGTAGTGTAATTCTCTTTACCGGGCTGGCATATACTGCAACCGTTTTTGTTTATTGAGTTCATAATCATTTATCAATACTTACTTAGTAATTTGTAAAACATTCGCCTTTTCTCTATGTATTTACAACCATTTCGTCTAAGACCTCGCTTTGATTTTGATACTGTCATTTGGCAACCTGCAACGCCAATGTAAATGCAATTTGAATGATGCCTTTTAGCTTCTTTGAAAGCCCACCAAATCGCTTCACGACAATATCTATAACTATCATTTTGAACACCCTCGTATCCTCTACTCAAAATGAAGTGACCTATTTCGTTTGCTTCTTCTTCTGAATAGCATATTGTGAATATATTATTCATCCTTTCTTTGCTTTACTTGTTCTACCAAAAACCTTTTAAAATCATTCTTGTACTGGCTGTGAATGATTTTATACTGATGGGATAGGTTAGGCAATTGTTTGTAACCTTTGCTATACAAGAATTTGGCTACTAATTCAATCTTTTCACGGTTACTGAAACCTCTGTCCTTACACATGTTAGTTATACAGACATTCGCCTTGCTGGTAGGCTTCTTTTCAACTGGTGGCATGTATTCATGTCTGTCATAAGCGTGCGTTCTTGGATAGCCAACTTCTTCACCTAAATATTCACCTGTGATGCAATCAAATTCACCACTAATTAAACTATCTGCTATTTCACCCATAATAATCGATATTTAATGTTTCACATTCAATCTTTCTTCACTCGTATAAGCCACTACAAGCCCAGTTTCATCATGCTGTATGGTGATGTACTTCTCACCCCTTTCTATGGTGGTAAAATCGCATATACTACATAACTTACCCAATACCTTGCCCAGTTGTTTCATCAGTGTGGCTTCGGGGTTAATAACTAAAACTAAATCCGCTTTCATAATCGTGTGTATTGTGGTAGTCCGAAGGATACCGGATTAAAACTTAGAACTTCTCGATTTTGAGATTGTCATTAATGATAAATCTACGTCCACATTCTAAAATCACGTGTATATCTGTAATTCGCTTTATTACTCTTACTACATCATCGTGCGATATACGTGGCGTACCATCTGCATGACGACCATTAGATAAATCACCTGATACTCTATATCTCAAACCTACTATAACTTCATTTACGTTCATAATCTTCTATATTGCGCAGGGCTTTCGCCCTGCTGGTTAATTATTTAATATCGTAATCTCTTTGTTACCTACTTCTGCATCAACGTTCAGCACCTCATACTTTTGAGCCTTGTAGTTGTAAACAACCTCACAAGTATTGAAGCCTCTACCGTCTTCTCTTTGGTCATAAACAGTATCTATATGCTGATACATTTTATTGCCTAACATGAAATTTATTTTGCCTGATGTACAGAAGTAGAATGCTACTGCATACTTCAATGTTTTCTTTTCATCAATCTTCTTTGTTGCCATGATCATATATTTAAGTGTTAATACCAATTGCGTTTCTCATAAAGTCACTTGCTTGCTCTACTGACATACCCAGCTTCTTTTGAATCAAAATGAGCATACAGCTTACTTGTTCTTTTGTGTTCAAATTGCCTTGTACAAACTCTGACATGATGAACTTCTCTATTGTTCTTTGTTTAATTACTGATGCTGCCATAATCGTATATCTTTTAATTGTTATTACTTCGTTTCTGACGATGCAAATATAATGATTAAAATCATACACACAATAAATAAGCGCATTGTTTATATGATTATTATCATATATTAACAAAAGCAACACAAGTATGACTATAGTCTAAATATATTTTATAATAAATGACTATATTCAATCAAAAAAAATAACAATTCATTTGTATATTCAGATTTTACCACTATATTTGCAACTGATTAAAATCATACATGTATGGAAGTAAAGACAATAATCAAGCAGAAAGGCTTCACAATAGAGGCTGTTGCAAAAAAAATGGGTATAACAAGAGTTACACTTGCCCAAAACCTTAGTAGAAATCCAACAGTAGGAACATTACAAAAAATAGCAGATGTTATCGGATGCAAGGTTGGTGACTTTTTTGTTGATGATATGGATATAAAAGATGATGCCAACACCATCACCTGCCCTCACTGTGGAGGTAAAATCCATTTTGATGGAGAAAAGAATGTCTCACGTAAATCACGTGAAGATTAATGATAAAACATTGAACGAATTACAGTAACGTATATGAAATCCACATATTTTACAAAGGTAAAGGCATTCTTACAAAGAAATAAAATCTTATTTGATATTTTCAGTTCTATATTATTAAGTTCCATGGCATTGATAGTTTCCATAAATTCATGCCAAATAAGTAAGCAACAATCAATAAATGAAGAACGCCTTAATATACCTCTTATTAAAGTTTCATCTGAACAATTTTCTAATAAAGAAACAAATGATAGCGAAAAAATAACCATCGAAAATGTAGGTGGATATGCCTATAACTATAAGATTCAAAAGAAAGTATTTCTTTCTTGCGAATACAATCCCTTAAATGGTGAAGCTACAAAACAAATATACTTACCGATAGATGATATATTAGATACAAGCAGTCAGACTAACAATTATATAGGACCAATTAAATATTATTACACTATTTCTACAATGAAGTATTTTCATGATTTATACCAAAAAACCATAGAAGTTGAAAAAGGATATTTACACATAAGGTTGCTTAAATACATTATGATTTCCTATAATGATTTTAAAGACCAAACACATAAAGAATTGTTTAGCATAGATGGAGTTTTTCAAGGGTGTAAAATAGAAGAAACTGACGATATTAACAAACTGTTTTCATTACAATATCCTACGTATCGAATATCAAAAATAACATTAGAGCAGATATTTAAGTTATTTAAATTAAAGCCGGAGCACTAAACTCCGGCCTGTTGATTTACTTTTTACGATTAATTTCATCACTCAATTTGCCTTTGAGCATTTGAAGATATTCATAATCTCTTAATCCTTCCTGCCTTATATTTCTGCTAATGATTGCAGCTGTTTCAAAAGGTACTCCTTTTTCTGTGGCATTTTTCACTATTCTTCGTTCTTCTTTTTCATAATAGTCTTTATTATCAGACATAAAACCTCCTTTTTTAAAGTTAATACTAATATATCAACCTTTATGTATGCTTAAAAACGGTGTTATACACATAACACAAAGAATTTTGTGCAGAAAAGCATTGTAAATATAGGAATAATTATAATTCGATGGCTCAAAATTGAGTTAAAAAAACAAAGCGATAAGAATTACTTACCGCTTTGCTAATTGATTAGCCCTTTGAATTTCAAACGATTTAGAATTTCGGTGTAAAGATACTCTATATCTCCACTGAAATCCCCATAGTTCTGATAGAGAAACACGACATCCGTACAGTTGTCGGAAATTGTACATTCAGACTGGATGCCAAGAACCTTCGCTATCTCCGGTCGTAATCCGGCAGTCATCTTCCCACCTGCAAGTGAACTTGGAGAAAACAGGTACAAGATAATGAAAATGAACTTCTTCCGCTGGGTAACACTGTCAATATTCGGTGGACATCCTCTCTCATTCAGTAACTCAATGAATATTTTGTAGATTTCATGGATAAGGCTCTTGTCTTTCAGAACCGGGGCAGTCAAGGCGTTTTCTTCCTCTGAAAGTTCTGATTTCTCGATACGAATCTTTTTAAGACGAATGATTTTATTAAAATCCAGCTCCATAACACGATTATTTTAAAAGTAAATAGTATATTTGCATCATAATCGTGTGAGGGAGGATTGAGTGGTCGTGCGCTTGGTTCTCCTTTTTTTATTTTACAGAGTTATTCTTTTCTTGAATAACCCGATTTTTCTCGTTCACCTCCCTACCCCACATCATAGCAGAATAGATGGCTTTTGCATACAAAAAGAGTTCCTCACAACTGGTAAGGAACTCAACTCGAAGGGCTGCACATTTCGCATCAGTCCAGACATTTTCATTTCTATTCATTGGCTATTTGTTAATTTTATAAACCTATTACGTTAATGGTTAACACATATATCCACTTGCTAAACCATGTTATAAGATGGCTGAACAAAGGCTCATAATTTGCATAACTCCCACAAATCCGTACCTTTGCAATGTGTTTTTCATAGTATTAGATTTAAGGTTAATAAAAAAGATTGGCTGTCTGGGATAGATAGCCTTTTTTGTATCTATCAGTCACCTTTGTTCTCGTCCCTATACTTATGCTTCCAATAGCTATTTAAACAATTATATACAGTAACGCAAATTATCAAAACTGTTACAACAAACCCTCCCCAATCAAATTCCATATCCTACTTTATTACATTCCACTCACTTTCCATAATCACATGTTCACACTTATTACACCTATGCAGGTAAGTCGGAAACGGAGCTGTCGTATAATCTTCGACAGCAATTTCTATACTGCCACATTCCGGACACTCAATTTTTACCTCTTTAATACCGGAATAGTCCCAGAAAGACGGTTTCCCTTTCACGTTCTCGATAGGTTTGGAGTAAAGGATAGGATTAGCCAGTACCCAGTTATAAACTCCTTTCTCTGCCCAGATGGAAGAGTGATTCACAACACAATCCACAATTTCGACACTTCCAATGATAGCAGAATTTACATATCCATTGCCGCAAATAATCTCACTCTGGAATCCAAGTGAAAAGCTATCCCATTGCCTTTTCGTAAATACACTATTAGGATTAATCATTTCCATGGGGACGGCGCTTGAATGAATCAGCACCCTCTGCCCTAAGTATTTCTTAGGACACGGCCAAGTGCGATTCTCGATGTCTTTGATGCCGTGGACTATCAGACTGGCCCATGGCTGTTTGATGGTTATTGCTTTCATCCTTCGCCTCCTTTCGGTAGTGCTGGTATCGGCCTCCAATGTGTGACATATCCAGTTTTGATGTATGGATAAATATTATACATCACTCTACGAGCCGCCATTTCACCTTCTTTTCCGTCTACTGTTATGACTTGCACTACTCCGGGAGAATCATCTTTCGGAATAGCCATTTCTACGCTTATCCACGGGGATTGCTTTGCCTGCCATTCGGCACCTTTTCTGAACATATTCAACATTGCTTGTCTCTGATAGGCTAATTCACCTTCAACTATTATTGCATAACTTGACGTAAGTTCTTGTTTTGCTGCTTCTTCTACTGTCTGTTTCATAATTTATCCTTATTGAATGTTCTGATTTATGTAATTCACAATCTTTTCCAACTTGCTTGAAGCAAACAAGCAATTATTAAGTTGTCGCTTGCCCTCTTTCCATTCGTGGAATAATTGATAATATGGTGGACTAAGTGTACGGTCAATCTTTATGCGATATTGATTAGTCCCATACTCAGTTATAAGATTCTCAATGTATTCGTCTGAATTATCTTGATTGGTAACAAATACCATCTTATCAGTAGTAAGTATCATATTTTACCCTCCTTATCAAATTCGGATAATGCCTGCTCGCAGAACTTGACCTGCTCCAAAGCATAATCCCTCTTATAAGTGATTATATCGCGTGTTGTATAGTCCGTATAAAATCGGTCTATAATGCTTTTAACATAAAACCTTTTAGGTTCCTCACAATGGTTCAGAAGAATCACGTATTCATCGTTTCTCGGATGCAAGCACAAAAAACGATAATAATTCACTTCACCATTTAGGCATTCAATCAGTTTTTCATCTGTCTTTAGATTTCCAATGTCTTCTATATTCCTTATTGGTCTCATAATTCAATATTTTTTATTATTTTTTCTATTCCGCTCGCTCTGTACCTCTGCCATACACATCTTGCACCATGACGCTTTCAGATGGTATTCCTTACCGTTACGACGGGCTATTCTATCGAAAAAACGGGATAACAGAAGCGCTCTACCACAGCGGGTGCACAGTTTACGCTCCACTCCGTCAACGACCACCCGGTTACGGGGTTTCCTCCTCACGATTTCACATGGTCCGCATTCGGACGCACCGTACCTCCTGCAATATGCAAGGGAATGCTTGCCGCACTTGGAGAAGGATGTACAATCCGAACGGGGAACAGTCTGGTGAACGTTCATACGGCATCGCTCATTAAGTCGAACAATGTGGGTGCGCTGACCTCCATCTCCGCCTCATACAGATATGAAAGACTGTCTTTCCAGTAGTCGTAATTGAGTTCAGTAGATAGACCTTTCCTCCCCAAATTGATTGCGCAATAGGGAACGGTGCCGATACCTCCGAACGGGTCAAACACCAGTTCACCTTTGTTTGAGTATCGTTCAATCAACCTTTCGACAATATCCAACTGAAGGGGACAGATGTGGTTCTGCCGTTTCTTCTGCGACTGCCTAGTATTGAGCGTGCGCATCCGGGTGACATCATCCCATATCCAGGGCTTCTTGCTTACCGGGTCAACAGCCATGAATGTCTTTGGCAGTTTTCCATATGCCTCCAGTTCTTCGGCAAATGACACGTGTTCCTCATAATCATAGACGTGCCCACGCTCGTAGTTCCTGAATAGGTGGCGTATCTTGTCAATGCCGGCCCCTTTCATGTCCTCGTAACTCAACAGGGAGTTACCCGATGATTTCCAACTTGCATGAGCGTCTATCTGCCAACGGGCCAACGAATATTCGCTTTTGTTTTTTGTCACCGGCAAATCAGCATAGGCCCGTGAGGTGTCGGAAGGAAGCTTGCGGAAAAGAAGGACATACTCAGGACAACCGATACCCATCTTTGAACCGTCCTTGCACATCTCCGTATATCCAAGCCGATAAGTCTGGTTGTTCTCCCTTACCACATCCGTATCCACCGTGATGCGCCCCATGTAGCGGAAACCGTGTTTCATGTAGTGGAATACAGTCATTTCACTGAACGGGTCGATGGTGGGCATACCGTCACCAGTGGCGTTGCCGAACAAAACACGGTCTTTCACATGGATGCAAGCTAACCTACCGGGTTTAAGAATACGCATAAGCTCCGGTGTAAGATAATCCATCTGCTCGAAGAACTTGCCGTTGTCCTCATTATGCCCGAAGTCGTTATAGGTCGGAGTGTACTCATAGTGGTTGGAGAACGGGATGCTTGTTACAATTAGGTCCACCGAATTACTTTCCATAGTCTGGCATTCAAGAACATTGTCATTATTGATTGCCCTCCACAGTTTACCGGACTTTTCTTCCCTGCTGGCAAACATCCACCGCATCATCTTCTCCTCTGCCTGCAAGCCGAACAAACCGTTCTCGCGGACTATATCGGTCATCTTGGCTACCATCTCGCGGTGTTGCGCCCACTTCTGCATGAAGCTCTTGTATATCTCTCCCTCACTTTCCGCATAGACCAGATAAAGGTCAACCGGATGCTGCTGCATGAAACGGTAGATACGGGCTATCGCCTGGAACTTGTCGTTAAAACGGTAGTCGATGAACATGATTGCCTTATGGCAGTGGTACTGGAAGTTCAAACCTTCACCAAGCATCTCCGGTTTGGCAGCCAGATATTTCAGACGGCCGTCCTTAAAGTCCGCTATCACTTCGTCGGCTTCCTCATCATCCTGCGAGCCGTACACAGCCTTACATCCGGGTATGGCGTCACACAAAGCCTTCCGTTCATTCTCCATGTCATGCCATAAAAGGAAATGGTCGCCTTTGTTTTCAGGACGGTTAATGATTGCCACCACACGGGCAATCTTTTCCTGCATGTTGTCCCGACGTTCTTTCGCTGCGTCGGCAAGTCCGAGAGCAGCCTCACGGAACATCTTCACTTGTCCGTCACGGTCGGTTCCGGCAGTGGAGTTATCAACACTAACCACTTCTTCATGTACACGCAGTTCCGGCAATTCATATCCGGTATCGGGGTAACCAAGGTCGGACGGTCTGGTGAGGAACAACGCCCATGTACTTACCCACAACCAGAACTCCTTCTCCTTGTGCGGATAAAGGGTAAGGTTATTCGCCTTCGTGCTGTCACGCTGAAAGAAACGGGTAAGCGCCTGCCCGGTATCCATCACACCGAGATAACCGGCATAATGTATCAGTTCCTTATATCTGTTGGGCGATGGCGTGGCGGTGGCGACAAAACGGTAGGGAACATCCGCAAACAAGGGAAGGAACTCCTGATAGGTCTTGGTACCGAAACCACGCAATACGCTCGCTTCATCCAATGATGTTGCGGTGAAGTAGGAAGGATCTATTCTCACTCCGTCCTCTCCATCACGGACACGCTCGTAGTTCGTTACCATGATATCAGTCGGGCATATCATCACATCAGCCATAGTTCGTACATAAGTCACTTTCATGTGCAGATGTTGTTCCGCTTGTGTAAGGAACTCAACCACTACACGTTTAGGACAAACTATCAGCCCTTTGCCGCCTTTGTGTTTCAGGACTACCCGAAGTATCTCCAACTGAGTTACGGTTTTCTGCATACCGAAACTGGAGAATATCGCACGGCAACCACCGGACACCGCCCAGCGAACAGTATCTTTCACATGGGGATATAACGACGGTGTCAGTTCATCCGGATTGACCTCGAACCCGGTCTGACGGCTGATGGCCATCTTGTCTTTTAAAAATTCTATATATTCTTTCATTATGCTATTTCTTTCAATAATTTCATTGTTTCACTTCTTTAGGTTTCCAATCAGACGGTAATTTTGCCCACTCGCGGAACTTGGCGTCGAAGTCGTCCATGTCCCTGAACATATCCATCTTCGATTTCTCTGTCTCTACGAGTGAGGAGAATTCCAGAAAGTACAAATCTGCGCTTTTGACAAAATTGTTATGAAGCCTTTTCACGTTTCCGAGTAGTAACCCTTTGGCGCTCATCAGGTCTGCTGCTTCCTCCACCAGCATGTTGGCTTCACAGTTCAGTATGTGTGCGGCTGAAAGGAGGCTGTTCAATCTGTCTATGCTGCCATCAGCCTCGGCAGCTTTAATCAAATCTTTCTTTGGTTTCATAGTTTCTGCTTTTTCTTGCAAGTTCATCAATCATTCGCTGGTACTTCTTTGCCACCAACGGGCAGCGCAGGCGCAGTGCGTTATCACGCTGCCACTCTAATAATTCTATTTTCTTTTCAAGTTCTATGTCCATAAAATTATTTCTTCTTAAATTTGTCACATATCCTGCCGTAGCGGTCACATGCGCACACCCTATGGGCCTTGGCCTTGCATAGACAAGAGTTCCCTACAAAATCTCTGGAGTATGAGCATTGGCGGCAGCGGACGGGTGCAGGTGGTATATCTTTTTTCTTTGCTATTATCTTCGGCTTTCACCTTCAATTTTAATTACATTGAACATCTCTTTCACCCGGTCGGCAATATAATCCCCATACCGTTGAGAAAACTCCTTGTCCGGGTCCAGATTGGTAGTCATGTGGGTGTAGAAACAATATCTCTGCTCATAGCGCAGTTGCAAGACGGTCTGAATGGCATTGATGCCCGTACCAAAGTGTTTGGCATCCATAGGTTCCCGACCCACCTCGTCAATGGCAAGATTGTGCATACATGACCTGTCTGTGTATTGGTTTAACCCGACAATTCCTTTCTCGGCAAACAGCAAGGCAATCTCGGCAGCACTGGTGAACTGAAAGGTCAATCCGGCATCCGCACCGCCAATACAATAACGGGCAATTTTTGCTGCATAGTTCTGTAATCCTTTCAACAAAGTGGACTTGCCAACTCCGATAGGGCCATGTAATAACAAGCCCTTATCCAAATCAAGCATTCCCGGCATTCCCCATATCCATTGATAAAGGGCTTTCAGCAGTTGGCGGTTGCTGTCATCAACTGTAAAGGCCGGGGAAACGGATTTCATGGAAACTACGAGTTGGTTGCGCCAATACATGTCAGCCTGCTCCCTGCTCCATTGCTTATGGTTAGCTCTGTTTGCCGAAGACAATTGATTTGATACCGGCAGAACTTTCGTCTGGTTTTGTATCAGGTTTCCGATTGTTTCCATTTTTAGCTTGTGCTACGATTTCATTAAATTTAGAATTGATATTAGTTACGCTGAAATTATCAAATATCCACCCCTCTTTGACCGAGGAAAGAAGGTATTGAAGGGCATACAACAGAGAATCATCGGAAACGTCCATTTTCTTTTGTTCTCTTTGGAATTTGAGCTTATTCAAGAGCTGGGACATAGCCCCGGCATCCTTGGCTGTCCAGTAGTAGTCAGCCCCGAAGGTTTCCCTAAAATGCTGTTCAAATAGCAAACGGGCTTTTGAATTAATCTCTTTAGGCTTATTTTTCTTGCCTCCCCCCTTGGGGGGTGTGGGGGGAATATTATTATCTTCTTCATCTTTCTTTTTATTATTGCCCTTAGCTTGCCCCAATTCTTCTATTTTTTGAGCCATTTTTTCTGTGGTTGCCCTTAACTCCGCCCTTAGTTCGCCCAAAGCATGATTTAATCCGCTGATTTCTTTGTTGTTGTCTATGCCCTTATCTACGTCTCTTTGCCTGCCCTTGACCGGATTATATTCATCATAGTTACATAAAGTAATTACGGTCATACCTTGTTTATTACAAGTCGTTATCATACCTCTTTTTTTAAGTTTGGCAAGGAAATAGCGCACTTTCTTTTCAGACCATTGCCAACGCTTCATCAAAAACGATACGGATGCTGGATATTGACCTCTTGTATAAGAGATTTCCCGACCTCCGATAAGTTCGCTGTACGCCTTGTCGGTTGCCTCAAATCGTGCGCTCTGAATCAAGTCGAGCCACGCTTCGCATTCCGAAAACTTACGGGCTACTTTCCACATTTCATTCGAGAAAAACTTGCGGCTTAGCCTCAAAAATCCTTCGTCCATAGTCTTAGAATCTCACGTTAGTTAATTGCCTTCCGTTAGAGAATACAGCCCATTTCCCATTTCCGCTATCAAACAACCGTAAGTCCGATACCTCTCCGAAACGTTTGATATTACCGCATAAATCCACAATCCATCCACATTCTTTAGAAGGATGCGGGCGGATGGCACGACCGACTATCTGATACCACATGGCAAGTGACATTGTAGGACGTGCCATAACTACCGTATCAAGTTCCGGATAGTCAAAGCCGGTGGTTAATACCCCGACATTCGCCACTACCGAAATTTCACCAGCCTTGAACGCTTCAAGTATCCTTTCGCGCTCACCTTTTGGGGTGTCACCCGAAACGATTGCGGCTCCGGGTATAGACCAGGTAAGCCGCTCCGCTTCTTTCAGAAAACGGGTAAATACCAAAATACCTTTCCGTTTTCCTCCGGCTTTGGGATTCATCAGCCTTTGGACAATATGAACGAGATAGCCGTAAAAGTCTATCCGTTCATATTCTCTCTGAACTGACCTATCCGTGTAGTCGGCACCAGTGGTATTTACTTTCAAATTGAGTTCGTTCCATCCCGAAGGATTCATTGGATAATAATTTAGTTTTGCTAAATATCCCAAATCTAATAGGGTTGATACCTGTACATGGTAAATGACCTCTGAAAAGACATGAGGCTTTGTCCGGGTGATGAATTTCAGCATAGAGCCGAAATCACGGCTAGAGCTTAAACGGTATGGTGTTGCAGTCAAGCCAAGAACCTTGCACTTTACCGCATCAAAGAAATCCTTGTACATTCCCTCTTTAGGGTTTACAAGGTGGCATTCATCAACAATGATGTTCTTGAAGTGGGTAAACAGCTCAGGATGATTCTTCACACTGCCGATGGTGGCAAATGTTATCCGGCTTAT